TCGCCACCAGTATCACCTCCGCCTCCTGGAGGAGCGGTTGTAGCTGATTCTGGTCCGGCAGTGTCACCGCCGTCTAGTTCTCCACCTGTGTCAGGTGCTTCGTCTTCAAGTCCACCTAGATCTGCACTTATACCTGCTGAACTAATTCCTGCGCCTCTCATTTCGGCGGCGGCGTCTTCGGCATTTGGTTCAATGTTTTCATCATTTTCTTCGCGCCATAGAACTTCATTTTCTGCAATTTCTTCATCAGTTAAACCTAAGAAACGTTTTAACGCAAATCTATTAGCAACATAAGGTATAGCACTCATTTGTGTAAATGTTGGAACACGACTGTTGTCAAGTTCTGCCTGTCTGTAACTAGCAAAGTTTTGCGGAGGTTCAAACACAAGATCAAACATGTTAGTATCAATGTTTACACCTTTTTCTAACAAGTAACGTTTAAATTCTTGATTTAAATCTTCTATTACAAGACCTTGCAAGCGTTCACAGTATGTGTTAAAACGAAGTTCTTGAATGTATGCAGTACCAACACGACCGTCATTATAAGATGTTGCGCCATCGTCTGCACCTGTTGGTAAGTATGAGCTAGGTATACGCAAACCGCGTACAAGTTTATTTGTAAAATATCTTAAGTCGTCAATTTCTCCGAGATTAGTTCCTCCTGGTAGTGTTTCAACTTTACTGCCACGGCCTTCAGCAGTTTGAGGGAAAAAGTAATCTTCGTTGATTGATAGAGGATTGTAACTAGAGTCTATGACATTCTGACCGCCCCCAGTCGCGGATGGGATACGTCTTTGGTGTATTTCCGTTTTAACACGCTCAACAAATTGCATAGCAAGGTGTGATGGCATGTTGCCCACATCAACGTAGAATACTCTCCTTTCAGGTGCTCGTTGCACTCTGTAGATAATAATTGCATCTTCAAGCAATTCTTTTTGCTTGTACACTTTAAATACTGTTTCAAGCAAGCTATTACCAAATGGATAGTTATTATCAAGACCTTCTGATAAACTTAGATGTATAATATGTTTTGCATCAATAGCTATTTCACCATCTTCTAGTGAAAAACGACTGCCGGAGGTTGCTTGATTAGGTTGTCCTACCATGCCTCTAACACCGCCGGTGATATAACCTTCTCCGCCTCCAGTAATGTTTCCATTTGTTTGATGAGGCGTTGTAGCTACTAAATCTCTAAAGTTAAAGTTTATATCTCTAACAATATATTGCTCAGGAGTTTTACCTTCTGATTCATTTACAATAATTCTTTTAACTTTAGCTGGATCAATATGAAATAATTTTTTTGTTTCTGGATCTCTTAAAAAGATTTGATCACCATACTTGAATACATTACGCAATACTCTGAACATTCTAGTTTCAAAGTTATTGAGTTTGTACCATTGTTTGAGGTACTGACTTAAAATTTGTACTTCTGAGTTGGTTGCACTTTTGGTAAATTCGAACTTGAAGTTTGTTCCGTTTTGGTCATTCTTTTGTGTGCAAAATTCTGCAAGAATGTCTAATGCCGCATTTACTTCAGAATCTAAATCCATTGTATTATAATGTCCGTATCTTTCAACACGGTTGGGCGATCCTACGTATACATCTGGCAAATATGAACTATAATTTGTACGTGCAGGTCCTGGCTGTCCTCCTCTAGTATTAGAAAAAGGAGAGAAGCTTCCTGATGTATTATCACCAGTTTGAACAGGAGTAAAATATTTTTTCCAACTCATCTATTAAAATCCTAAGCCTTTAAACACATTTCCACTTAAATTTCTAGAAGCACGTAAGTTCTTAGACTGAACATCAAGCTGTCTATGTGCTACGCCAGCTAATTCTTGTAGTGTAGTATTTAACATTTCTTGTCCCTGACTGCCTGATTCTTGAAGCATTGTTCTAAGTTGATTTATAACTTCTGAAAAATCTTGGTTAGGAGCAGGTTGATTCGCACGAGCAGTAATTGCTCTACTTTGTATTCTACTTGTAAGTTCTCTTACACCTTCTCGCATTTGAGCTTCGTTTGCTACCATTTCGTTGTTATGTAATGTTGCTGATGTACCTTCGCCAAAATCAGCAAATAGTCTACCAAATTCGCCAACTGTACCGTTGTTCATCTGAGTAGGAGGTGACCCTTCTGGAAATTGTGCGTTAGGAAATTCTGCGTCTGGTATTGTAGTTCCGTTACCAAAAATACTATTAAATGCATCAGTAATAGCAGTGCCTACACTTTCAACTAAACTGTTAACCAAATTAATATCATTTTGTTGCATATCTTCGCGAACTCTTGTAACATCATTTTGTGCTTCTAGTGATATTGCTTGGATAGATGCTAGAGCCGCTTCTTTTTCTGCTTGTGAAGAATTTAAATCAACAAGTATTGCTCTTTGTTCTTGTAGTATTTCTGATAATTGTTGAGCATTGGCTTTAGATTGCTCGCTTGCTTCAGGATCATTAATAATATTTTGTAATCCGTTTATTATTCCATCTACACCAGAAGGATCTATAATCGATCCTGCGCCTCTTATAACATCTTGAACTGTTTGATCGATTTCGCTGTTTAATACTGTATCTCTTACAGCTAACATTCCACCTTCGATTTGTGTTCTAAACTGAGTGCCAATTTCTGTTACTAAAGCACTAGCAGTATCTCTAATCATTGTTTCAGTTGCAACAACACCTCCCATAGTTGGAGAGCTTTGCGTGTTATTTTGTGCTGTAGCAATATTTTCTCTTGCCCTGTTTAACGCATTTGCAAATTCTTCTGCACTTGCACCAGCTCTGTTATTACCATCAATTTGAGTTTTAATTGCATCTAAAAAGTCTTGATTAACTTCTAGTAAATCCGAACTTGCTGTACCAACTGCGCCTGCTAGTCCGCCCAGTCTTGCTACACTTAGGTATTCATCAGAATCCATTCTTGCTAGTGCTTGAGCCTGTGCTTGCTCCATCATTCGATTAGCACCTTCAATGTCACCTTGGTTCATTAATTTTGCTGCCTGACTCATAGATTCAGCAGCCTCTGGTGCCGCGGCATACAACCCTTTCATTGCTTCATTAGTTGGGTCAATTGCGCCATTTAGTGCAACCATGCTATCAAACATATCTGCAAAACCAGGACCGAGTGTTCCGTTGATATCTCTAGCCATTGTTTGATAAGCCGCAGTAACATCTTGACCTGTGCGTTTTTCTATCTGCCTTAGAGCGGCTTGAGTTTGACCTGCTCGCATTCTTTGCCTAGCTTCATCTTGAAGTTCTTTACGACTTTTACCTGTTAGTCTTGCTAGTGTATCTAATTCGTAGATATAATCTTGAGCGGCTTTATTTCTCTGACTTGTAGTCATATTTTGATAGGTATCATTTCTACGCTGGGCATCCATATAGTCCATTAGATATTGATTTGATTCTTCAAATCCTATACCTAGAGCTTGAACACCTAAACCTAGTCTACTATCATAAAATGCTTTACTTTGTTCTACAAATGCTCTTGTACCTTGATCAACACTACCACCTAATGCTAAAAGTTTTGCAGAATTTTCAGTTACCATTCCTGCAAATTCATCTAGAGGCATTCTAGTTTGGGCCGCGGCTACTCTAAGAGTAATTAAATCTCCTTCAAGACCTCCGCCAGCATCACTCATTCCCCTAAATGCATCTGCTGAATCTTGAATGTATTTTACTACATTGTCGGCACCGCCTGCTAGAGTTGCAAAGGCTCCGTTTAGAAAATTAGAGCCTGTGTTTAAATTTCCAAAAGAATCTTTTAATACTTTAGTTTGATCAGTAAGAGCAAAATTACCTTGGATTAAGTTACCGCTTATTCCTGCAATCGTACTTGCAGTTCCTGTTAACGTTTCTGTAACAGCGGTCATAGTACCTTGCGCCATGCGACTGATCATGTTAGCGCCAGAATCGTTGGCTGCGTTGATATTATCTGCGGTAGTTCTGCCTAATTCACCAGGTAGACCGCCTAAAAGCTGTCTGATTGCGTTTTGACCATCTTCGGTAGCTACACCTGCTAGTATTGCACCGTCAAGTTCACCACCACCTTGTATTCTTACTGCCAAATCTAAATCTCCTGGTTATTTATAGACTTAAATAAAGTATATAACATAATGTATTTATAGGAATTATAATATGAGCAGTTTTCTTGAATCGTACAAAAGACAGCCTAAGATATATATTGATCTACCGTCTCCTAATTATTATCCCGACGGGGTTTTAGCTGATGGACAAGCTGTAAGTCTGCCAGTATTCGGAATGACTGCGGCAGACGAAATATTACTTAAAACACCAGATGCACTTTTTAATGGCGATGCTACAAAGCAAGTTATTCAAAGTTGTATTCCTACAATATTAAAACCAGGACTAATGCCTACTATTGACATAGACTTTGCGTTAATTGCTATTAGAATAGCTACATATGGCGAAACACTAGATATGGAAGTAACATGTCCTGAATGTAAGGCTAAATCTTCGTTTGCTTTAAATTTACAAGCCTATCTCGAAAAATTTCAAAACAGAACATTTCCTGATTCTAATGTTATAGAGGGTCTAAAATTTAATTATGAACCTATGACTTATGATCAAATGACTGCGTATAATTTACGTAACTATACTTTCCAAAGACAGGTTGTAGGATTGCCCGAAGACTGGACCAAAGAACAAAAAGATGCTCATATTTCTGAAGTAATGAAAGAGCTTACAGCACTTCAATTAGAAATAATGTTAGAGTATATTTCTAGCATCGAGTCTACAAACGAAAAAGAAACTGATCCAAAATCTATAAATGATTTCATTGCACAAAGCGATTCATTGTTTTATAGAGAAATAAAAAAACATGTTGAAGAAATTAAAAAAACATTTAACAATCCTTTAGAAACTGTAAATTGTGCAGAATGCGATCATGCGTTTACTACAAATGTAAACATGGACTACTCAAGTTTTTTCGTAACACGCTCTTGAATCTATCCGTCTCGGCGATACAAGAGCTTTCAGTACAATACGAAAACGATATAAAACAACTCAAAGATACATTGTATAGAATAGGTTGGAATATGAGAGGCGCACTAAGCTACGACGACTTGTTCTATAAAATAAGTGTAGACGATAGAGATGTTCTATCTAAGATTATTAAAGATAATATTGAAACTACTAATAAAACAGGATTGCCGTTAATCTGATTGACGCATAGTATGCTGTGCAACTTTTACAACTTTAGTGCGTAAATCTCTGTCGTAGCCTTTGTCTTTTAAGAAGTTTACAAATCCTTGTAGTTCTTCAGTACCTGCTACTTTTCCTTCGTCAGATTCTTCACGCACTGATTCTCTTTCGAAATCAGTTATACTTCTACGACGTGAATTAGGACCGCCTATGCTGTCCATCCTATTTCTATAGTCTGACAATACATCAGAAAATCTTGGATCATCGGCTAGTTGATTAATTTGACCTGGAGTAGCATTGCGTAATCTTTCTATATCATCAGGAGTTAAATCACCTAAATCATATTTGTAATCCTGACCAGTTTCTGGATCTACTACATTGCCAGTTTCTGGATTGATATTGTCTGGCTCGCCATCACCGTCAGCGTCTACGTGTCTAGCACTTCTAGTCAAACCTAAAATTAAACTTAATTCATCTTGCAGTTGTTCTGCTAATTCTTTTTCAACTTCATCAGGATTGAAAAACTCATCCACGATCATGTCGGCTATGTAGTCTGTAGCTAGGTATAGCGCAACTTCCGTAGCAATCCAACCGGCACCTGTAATCAATGCACCTACCCAGGTTATACCTCCTGTTGCAAAACCTGCCGCGCCTAACGCCGCTGTTGCCATTTGTGCTGAACGTTTAGCAGTAGTTAAACGTTTGATCCATTTAAGAGCTCCTGCTCCTTTAGCCAGTGTTCTTACAGTTCCTATTACTACTCTTAAACCAGCGGCAACACCTACTTCAAGCAGTTCCATTTTTACTGCTTCGTAATTACCGTCAATTCCATTTGTGCTAAATTCTGTGTAAGCTGAATATATTGCTTCCGAAATTTGTATCCACCAGTTTACTCTTGCGGCACTTGATGCAAGTTTAGTTAAACTAGGTATCCCTCTTATTTTTGTTGCTAGTCTAGATTTAGCTCTTCGTGTTTCTCTTTCTAGTTCAGCCTCGTCGGCAAAATCTAAGATTTGACCATCTGGTAATAAAACTCTTACTTTTCCATCAGGTAATATTTGCTTGTCAGCAACAAACTGCATAGAACGCAAATCGCTCATACTAGCGTTTGGCAATTCATCTTCTCTAAGAGAAACAATATCGTAAACTTTCATCGGCTTAATCTTTTCCTAACTTATAATGTATTTAGTTATCTTTTTGAATATCTACTTCGTAGATATTTGTTTTCGCTATCGCTCAAACTATACACTTCGTTTTGTATGATAGAAGTGATTATATATGAAAAAACGCTTTACGAAGTAAAGCGTCTAAGTTTCATGTAGATTGTTTCAGTCAGACGGAACCTGTTACGGTTCCAGCCTGTCTCAAAATTCGCTTCATGTGAGTTCGTCACAGCCGAGACTTGGAAGTAGGTATTTTCTGCTGTACAATGGGCTCTGACCTTTCCCAACCTACGTCGACATCGCTTGCGCTACCCGTTGCTTCGTTCCTGTGCATACGGTTTTTATGTACTTTGCAGTTTTTCGACAGCCAACATTCCATCTACGTCAATCAAACGCTCTACTACCGAACGCCGCTCAACGTGTTACGTGTGCCTCTATACGAGTGCTTTTTCCACAGCGGTATTTCTAAACTGGCCCGCTAACCTTATGTGTTGGATTGTTTTGCCTTGATGGTGTGTTCTAGCAAAGCCTTGCGCAATTTATCGGAACCGCCAACTCTAACATTAATAATTCCATTATAATACTCATCCGTCTCTAATACACGGCGGTCAAATTGCTCTCTTGCCTCAATATAGGACATTTCGCCCCTGCCTTTACATAGGTATAGTATTTCTCTAGTGAAGTTTTTTTCGCCTAGCTTTGCTACATCTGCGTTTAATCTATCAGAACTTCCCCAATAGTCACGCCAGTCTGATTCTTTGTAGCCTCTGCGTTTGTTCTTTTTGCCTTTTAGCGGAGGTTTTGTTGTTTTGAACTTTGCTAGTTTCTTGCCTACGTACTTTTGCCCAGTTTTAAGATTGGTTATGAGATATACAAAGCCTTCATACTCGTCTGGTATTTTGTCTATTACTTTGCCTTTGTAAGTCCACTGCATGAACTTACTTACCTGTGCCTATTCTTTGTTGCCTTCTTTTTTGGTTGTGTGTTTTGAATGTATTTCTTCCATGCGTTGTTTTGCTAAACTTCTAATAATTCGCAACCATTTCCGTGCTTCACGATGTGTTCTCACAGAATTTCTAGACTCAAACTTTTCGTTTGCCTTAAAATATTCCATGTATGCCTTTGTTAGTTGGTCATGTATATCGTCTTTTATTTCACTCATGGTAACCTAATATAACACATTAACTCATTCTACTACGTCCAAATCGTTTTCATAACTTGTAAATCCATTTTCTTTTACAACTTTTAATATCGTGTTTACACGACCGACTAGTTCATCTTTGTGACTGATTAAGAAAATATTTTTATCACGTTCACGTGCAATTTTTTTGAGAACAGCAAGAGATCCTTCAACACCTGCTGTGTCCATACCGCTATCAATCAACTCGTCAATGAATAACAAATTAATATTTTGATATAAACTTTCCCAAACATCACGGAATGCAAAACTTAAACCTAAAATAAGTCTGTTACGCTCACCTCTTGACAAATTATCAAAGTCTAAGTCCTGTCCTAGTTGGGTAATCTCAACATTTAGATCGTTTTGGAAAAGAACTTGATGAGGCAACCCTAGTTTATCAAGATAATATGTTAGTCGGTTGTTTAGATATGCTAGATTTTGCTCAATAATCTTTTTACGAATGAAACTATCTTTGTTTGTAAGTAATTTTAATAAGAATTCTTGATGATCTTTAAGATTTGTAAGGTCATTTACAGGTGTCCAGTCAACTTCTTGTATTGCTTCTTGTGTTAATTCTTTTATTTGACTGTCATAAGGATCTGTTTCATCTTCTTTTGTCCGAACTGCTTGTTTTAGATTATCCACATTGTTTCGATGATCGTATGCTTCTTTAGCAGTTTCGTAAAACGTTGATGGTTTACCGTTAATATCACCAATGTCGTCGAGATTCTTTAATACTCCGTTTAGTTTATTAGTAACATCAGTCTGATAAGCTATTGCTTCTTCTAATTCGGTTGCTTTTTGTGATAAGACTTCTTGTTTTTTATCTTCATGAAGTGATTGTCCGCATGTATAACATACTGCATCTTCAAGATCTAAGACATCTTTTTCAATCTTTTTAACACGTTTATCAGCTTGTAGTAACGCACCATCTAGTGTGCTTTTTTCTTTATTAAGAGCCAAAATAGCATTGTTCATTTCTGTCCAACTAGACAGTTTTTCGTGTGCATCTAGTTCTGCATCAATGTCTAGATGCTCTAATTCATCTAATCCTTGTTGTAATCTTCCAAGATCTTGTTGTTTTTTAGAGTTCCATGCACTTTGTTTAGTTTTAAGACTTTTAATAGTATCTTCAATGTGTGCGTTTGCACTATTGATAGCATCTATCTTAAGTGTTTCCTGAGTAATACTTTCTTTAGTAACACGTATTTGTTCTTTGAGAGCATCTGCTTTTTCTGATAATATAGTAATACCGAGAAGTTGTTCAATTATAGCACGTTGATCATTTTGACGCATTGCAAGGAATGGTTCTGAATATGTATTCAGTGCAACAATATGCTTGAACATGTCATGACTCATACCTAACAAGTCATTAATGTACTCTTGCGTTTTACGACTGTCGCCTTGCGATTCGTCTTCAGCTTCTTGCTCTTGATCGTTTACATAAAACTTTAAGAATGTAGGTGAACGGCCTCTTTCGATTCTATATGTTTGTCCATCCTTTTCAAAGTCAAGCGAAACAACCATACCTTTACTGTTAGTTTTATTGATAAGGTTGTTTCGCTTGATGTTTGTTAGTGCTTGGCCGTACAAGGCGTAGGATAATGCATTGATTATCGTAGTTTTACCTGTACCGTTTCGTGAGCCAGAATCGTCACCTCCCTGATCTAAGTTTTCACCTAGCACCAACGTTAACTTTTCTCTGTTGAAATCAACAGCCTGAGTTTGATTACCCACACTCATAAAGTTTTTTACTGTAAGATCTTTTACTTTTATCATTTATAACTCATTGTAAATGTCTAGTAACATTTTTTTGTTAAAGTTTTCTGAATCAATTGCAGTTATTTCTTTAGATACAATTTCGTCAACACTTTCAAATGCTGAGATATCTAAGTCAGTTGTAATTTCTTCAATTTGTTTTTGCGGTATTAGTGTTATTTCTCTACAATTATATTGAGAAATATATGTTTCTTTGATAAACTGTGCTTCTTCGTAACTAATAGGAACATCAATAGTAACACGCAAATACATTTTAGGTTTTATAATGTCTGCATTTGGATCCAACAGTTTGCTTAGTGTAGTTGTACGATACTTAGGACAGTTCCACCAGTTAATGTACTCAGGTTCTTTACCATTTTCTTTATCAAGTATCATCATACCGCGTTCGTCATCCCATGCATCTGCATAGTTGTGAGGAAACGCATTACCAATGTAATGTATTTTGCCTTGTACTTGACGTTTATGAAAGTGCCCGCTAAAAACATAGTCTTGATTTTTAAAATGCTCAGCACGTAGATCACCATGATCAGGCATTTGCACCATAGCATTCATATAGAAACTCGGCAGTTCAAAATGTCCAAACATATATTTGGCTTTAATTTTTTCAATCTTCTTCCATTCGTCGCCGACAAGCCACGGAACAAGTGCTACATCGTCTTGTTCATAGATTTCATCTACAAATGTAACACCATCAATATGTTTTCCGAATATAGTTGAACTTACATCACGCTTGTCTTTGTAATACAAGTCATGATTGCCTACAAACATGTAAAACTTCTCAAAAGATTTACCTATTTTTTCTAAACTTCGAATAGTTGCATCCATTGTAGTTAGATTTAGACTATTTCTGTTATGATGCCAATCTCCACAGAAGATTGCAGTTTCACAACCGTTAGCTTTTGCCTGTTCTATAAACCAATCTACAAATTCTTCACAATCATCGTTGTGTACTCTGCTATTTCCTTTTAAACCGAAGTGAATATCGGTAAACACAGCCGCTTTTTTAAACAAAACGTAATTTCTCCATATTGATCTAGTATATAATACGCTATTTTTAAAGCAATGTCAACCGTTATTAGTACTTTTTGCCTTTTCTCTTGCAACTGCGGCTTCCCATTCTCCGGCGTGTTGTCTAGTATAACTAGGATTTAGGTCATTCATTTCGAGGATGTCGTCTCTAATGTTTTGATTGCGTTTTTCAATGTTGATAACACGTACAAATGAGTTTGTGACCGCCGCAGTGTAGTAAGCAAACGGGTTGTTGGACTTTGACTCGTCAAACTGTAGTCCAATTTGTGCAAGTTGTAGTATCGCTTGTCCTCGCATTTCGTCATTGTAGGTATATCCGCGAACATTACCTCTAGTCGCATATCTATCACACAACTTCATCCACATTCTTGCTAATTTTTCTGTTGCTTTTCCTGATCTAAGATCAAAATTTCCATTTTCCATTCCTCCTACCCAATGACTTTTACCAACACATACTAGTTCTCCTTCATCATTAAATTTGTAGTGCTGAAATGGAGGAAAGTTTAGTTTTACTTTTGTGTCTGCTACTGTTTTAGGATTTTTCTTGCGACCAGGTTCGTCTGGAATATGGTCAAAACTCATAATACGAAAAATTAGTTCTTCTTTTGTAATTTTTTTATAGTCGTGTTCGCATTCTGATTGCTTGACTTTTTCTCCTGCTTGTTTTCTTCTATCAAATTCTGCAACAGTAAGCCTTTTTGCTTTGTTACGTTTTGCTTCTGCAATGGTTCTAATATTGATTTTGTCTATACTTGGTAAAATTATGTCAAATTGATGGTATTCAGGGTCAACAAAACTGCAAAAAGAGCTTTTGGATTTGTGTATCTCCGCTAAAATGTCCTTGTTGTTTAAATAATTAACTTTTCTCATCGAAACTCCTAAAATTATGTTACTATTATAATATATGCAGTTAATTTTGTCAACTAAATAATGTATATAGGAGACAACTTATGGCAAACAATCCCGCACAAGGTAGAGATGTTAGACAAGGTTCTGAAGAACAAACTTTCGGAACACGCATAGTAGAAAGAGCTAAACAAGGTGTTGTCGATTATCTCGACGATACTAATTTAGGAAAAGTTCTAAGAGCAGTAAACCTGCTTCCTGGCGCTGAAAAACCTGATGGTTCATTTACAAATGCTGTTTGGAATTCAACTAACAGTACCGATTGGCGTGTACGTCTAAGTTTGCCTCCTACTAATCCATTCACTGATAGTGTTCTCCTTGCGCCATTAGCTGAAACTGGCAATGCTATGGTTTTTCCATACACACCTAGTGTTTACATAACTCATTCTGCTAATTATAATGCTTTACAACCTACTCATAGTAATTATCCTTTCTATGCTTTCGAGGCGGCCCAAGTTGATCAGTTTACAATTACAGGTGAATTTACAGTTGAAAATTCTAAAGAAGCATTATATTGGATAGCGGCAACACATTATTTAAAAAGTATTACTAAAATGGCTTACGGTGATAGTGCTAATAAAGGTACACCTCCTCCAGTTGTGAAACTCAACGGATACGGTGATTATGTTTTTAATAATGTTCCAGTAATAGTACAAAGTTTTAACGTTGAACTTACCGGCGAAGTTGACTATATCAAAGCCGACATAGGTGCAAATGGTTCTTGGGCACCAGCTAGATCAACTATTGCAGTTACACTAGTACCTGCATACAGTAGAGATGCTGTTAATAAGTTTAGCCTAGATAGATTTGTGTCAGGCGGATATGTTTTAAATAGCGGAACAGGATATTTATAATGGCAATTTACAACGAAAGCAGTCCTTATTATAAAACTAAAGTAGTCAACGGACAATACTTAGGTCCGTTGAATATCAGACCTGTACCGGCTGAGAATGACGATATATTATATACTATTGAACCGCAGTATACTTATAGACCAGATTTACTTGCCTATGACCTATACGGTGATCATAAATTATATTGGATCTTTGCACAGCGAAATATGGATATCATAAAAGATCCTGTATATGATTTTGTTGCAGGTACAGAAATTTATTTGCCAAAACAAAGTAACTTAAAAAATACTTTAGGAATCTAACATGGCAGATTTTAGAATCCAAAACTTAGAAGCAAGAGCTAGACAGCTAGGTCAGTCTGTAGAAGATTTTGGAAGACAAATTGAGACAGATATAAATGGTATTAGGAATTCTCCTAATATTTTTGTTGACGGTATAAACAGTGCAGTAGAAGGCGCTGCCAATCAGCTCAAAGGTGCTATCTCAGATGCGTTTGGAGGTTTACTTAACTTCGGAAGGGGCAGTACTAGTGCAGGCGGAAATAGAGTTGGAAGCGGCGGCATCAATGGAGTTCAACCTGGTGCTAAAGGTATAGGATATACAGGCGGACCTTTAAAAAACAAATTAGCACAATTTGCAAGTTATAACTATATTTTCACATTTGGTCCATTAACTAATTTTGAAATTAATTATCCTGATGCAACTTATAGAAAAAACGGACCTAGTATTGTTATTTTAAAAAGCGGCGGAACAGGCAACAATCAAGTAAAAACTCTTTTTGAAAAAGAAAGAAATATTACTACAGAATATTTTATTGACAATGTACAAATTGACACAATAATTGCTCCTACCCCGCAAACTAAACAAACCAATGCAACTAGTTTATCTTTTGAAGTAATGGAACCTTATTCGATGGGGATGTTTTTACAAACATTACAAATAAGCGCATTACAAGCTGGTCATAAAAATTATTTAGAAGCACCTTATCTACTTACTGTTGAATTTGTAGGTTGGGACGACAATGGCAATCCTATTTCTATTCCGCAAACAAAAAGAATGTTTCCAATGAAATTAGCTCTTGCAACATTTAATACAAGTGCCGGAGGAAGTATATATCAAGTTGACGGTATACCCTGGCATGAACAAGCTCTATCTGATTCTGTTCAAACTATTAAAGAAGATATAGACATAAAAGGTGAAACAATAGGTCAGTTTTTACAAACAGGTGCAGAAAGTTTAGCAACAATGTTAAACAGTAGACAAGTAGAACAAGAAGAATCCGGAAGCGTTTCTACTGCTGACCAGTTTGTTATTCTTTTCCCTACACAAAGAAGTTCTGAAACTGAAGGATTACTAGGACAAATTGTAGAGGACAGCGGTGCAACTACTGCAACTGAATTTAGACAATTTACCGATGCTAGAAGACAAGAAATTTTCGAAACAATATCTGGAATACAAGGCGGAGAAATACCTGATGATTTTGATGCAGAATTAAGTAGTATTCTTGGACTTACGGTAAGACGTAGTGCTATAGGTGAAAGTATTCGTGATTTTGCAGAAGAAGGGTCAAACATGAATGCTATAGGAACTTCTTCTATTGTAAAAAGTTATCTCGATAGCGGACAACAGTATTTTGGCAGGCCTGCATTTGTGAGGGATGAAAATAACGAAGGTATATTTACAAGAGGACCTATGCAAATTAGTGACGAAGGCCGTAGAATAAACTTTAAAAAGGGAACTAGAATACAAGATATAATTGAAGAATTAGTTTTACTTTCGGAGTATGGTAGACAATTTGTTACAGAAGCATCTGATGAAAACGGAAATAAAACTTGGTTTAGAATTGAAACTGATGTTTACAATGTAACAGATAGTGCAAATGTTGATCAGACAGGCAAGACACCAAAAGTTTATGTGTATAGAGTAGTTCCTTATAAAATTAATACTTCAAGAATTAATTCGCCAACAGCACCTACTCCGGGTATATCAAATTTAAAACGTCAAGCATTAAAACAGTATGATTATATCTATACTGGAGACAACGACGATATTATAAACTTTGACATACAAGTTGATGGCGCCTTCTTTACAGCAATACAAAGTGATATGGGACAATTAGGACAAGACCAGCAAACTGCTGGATCGAGTTCTCTAACACAAGCTCCTGATCATCCATTGCATCGTAGAAATGTAGGAAATAATGCTAACAGATCTAGCTCAGGAACATCGTCAACAGGACAAAGTACTAGATCTAACACAGGCTTAGGCGGAACAGTACAAAATCATCCTGAGACCGCAGTTGCTAGAGCATTCAATGATGCAATAGTTAACTCCCCTGTTGATTTGATTAGTGCAGATTTAGAAATATGGGGAGACCCTTATTATATTGCAGATAGCGGAATGGGAAATTATAGTGCAGGAGAAATTGCAGAAGCAATGAATCTTACAACTGATGGTACAATGGATTATCAATCCGGTGAAGTAGATGTATTAATTAATTTTAGAACTCCCTTAGATATTGGCGCAGATGGCTTTATGGACTTCCCGGGATTGGGTACAAAACCAATTGGAGCATTTAGCGGATTATATCAAGTAATTTATGTTTTAAACAAATTTAACGGCGGAAAATTTACTCAAGAGATGAAAACAATTAGACGCAGAAACCAAGAAGATGACGTAACTGCTGATGCAACAAGTCAAAATAACGAAGTAGTAGTAGAAGGTGCAGGAGGCGCATCTATAGCAGAAACACCTTCAAGCCCAGCAGGCACCTTTAACGGTGCAGACGCAGAAAGCGGAAGTCAAGGAGGAACTGGAGGTACAAATGCTAACGGTTCAGGCTCGGCAAATCCTAACACAGACGACAGCGGCGCTGATGTTGAATCTGGCGCAGGCGACGAAGCCGCGGCACAGCGCATAATTGCAAGAAGAAATGAAGAACAAAGAATTAATAATATTTTACAAGCAAGAGAAAACGGTGCTAATATAGGATTCTAATAATGACAGACCCAGTTAATCAAAATACCGGACAAGAAACACGTACAGTATCCTCTGCTGTTGACACCTCAGGTGCTAACAATCCTGGCCCGTTTATTGGAGTTGTTACTAATCATTTAGATACTACATATGCAGGTAGATTAGAAGTATTAATACAAACTAAAGCAGGTTCTGGTAACTCACCAGATACTCCGGGTAAGTCTGTACCTTGCAGTTACCTAAGTCCGTTTTATGGTATTACGCCTTATAACGGGCTGACAGCTAACGGAGGACATCAGTTTAGTCAAAAAAGTTACGGATTTTGGGCAGTACCTCCTGATATAGGAACTCAGGTTTTAGTTATTTGTGCAGAAGGCGGACAGTACTTTTGGATAGGTTGCATTCAAGAAGAATATACTAATTTTATGTTACCGGCAGGTGCTCCTGCAACAACGTTTAATGATCAAGATAGTTCTAAAAAATTGCCTGTTGGAGAATTTAATAAAAAAACAGAAACAGCTAGCGGAAGAGACGCAACGAAATTTATTAAACCAGTCAACACAGATGCACAAGATTTTTTGCAAGAACAAGGATTACTCGAAGATGAATTTAGAGGTTTAACTTCTTCTAGTGCTAGACGAGAAGTACCTAGTACTGTTTTTGGTATAAGCACACCTGGACCGCAAGATAGAAGAGACGGTGCACCTAAAGCTAGGTATGGAGAAAAATTTGCTCAAACAACAACAGCTCATAATAGACTAGGCGGAACTAGTCTAGTATTTGATGACGGCGATCCATCGTTACTTAGAAAAGGTCCTCCAGGCGGCCCAGATGCAACACCTCCAGAATACGCAAATGCTGAAGGTGGCGAAACAGACGGTGATGTAACTAGACCTCATAACGAATTAGTTAGACTAAGAACTAGAACTGGCCATCAGATATTAATGCATAATACTGAAGACTTTATCTATATAGGCAATAGCAGAGGCACTGCATGGATAGAATTAAGCAGTAATGGTAAAGTAGACATTTATGCCGCTAGTGATGTAAGTGTACATACTGAGTCTAATATGAATTTTAAAGCAGATGGAAGTATGTATTTCGAAGCTGGCGCAGATATACATATGAAAGCTGGCGCAAATATTTTTCAATCTGCTGATGCAAATTGGGAAATAAAAGTAGGTACAGACGGAAAACTTACAACAGGCGGATTAGTTGACGTAAAATCTGGCGGCGACACTAGATTAGGCGCTGCCAATACACATTGGACCGCAGGTAAACATACATTCACAGGACCAATAGAACAAAACGGTCCTACTGCAACTGAACCATCAGAGGCAGCCGACGCAGAACCGTCACAACGTGTGCCAGAACACGAGCCATGGGACGGTCATGAACATTTAAATGGAGCCGAGCCTGGCATTGGTACTCCAGATACGTTTGCAAAGAATACACAGAGAGCCGAGGCTCCTGCTCAAGAGTCTCCGGCGCAAAACACAGAAGTAATACAAGAACCAAATAGAGGTTAAATACGTTATGAGTTCATTAGAAAAAAGCATATACAAACAAATTATTGTCCCTTCAGGTAAAAAGGCTAAAGTAATTCCTGAAAGTAGGGCATATGTAGGTACAAGCACAGTAAACCCTGATGCTACTTCGTGGACTTTATACGATATTGCCTTAATAAAACAAGATATTATTAATCATTTTCACATAAGACAAGGCGAAAAGTTAAGTGACCCGTCATTCGGAACGATTGTTTGGGATTTACTGTACGAACCATTAACCGAACCTCTTAAAGATGCAATCATAAAAAATGTGTCAAAAATTATAAATTATGACCCAAGAGTAACAGTTGATAATATTACAGTAGACACTTATGAAAGTGGAATTCAAATTGAGTGTAGTTTAACATATTTGCCTTATAACATATCAGAATCTATGAGGCTAAAATTTGATGAAAACGCTGGCTTTCTTGCATAGAATAAACTACGCACTTTATCAAATACGCTAAATAGTTTATATTAGAGGAATAGGCGATGTCGTCAACAGATAGACAAAATAGACTACTACTTGCAGAAGATTGGAAGCGAGTATACCAAACTTTTAGAAACGCAGATTTTAAGTCGTATGACTTTGATAATCTTCGTCGTACAATGATCGCATACTTGCGTGAAAACTATCCAGAAGACTTTAATGACTACACAGAATCAAGTGAATATCTTGCACTTATTGACCTTATTGCCTACCTCGGTCAAAACATTGCTTTCCGTATTGATCTTAATGCTCGTGAAAACTATTTAGAACTTGCAGAGCGTCGTGAGAGCGTACTTCGTTTAGCAAGATTACTATCGTATAATCCTAAAAGAAATAGATGTGCAAATGGCCTACTAAAAATAGATTCAGTATCTACAACTGAAGAAGTAACAGACAGTAATAACATTAATTTAGAGAATCAAACTATTCTATGGAATGACCCAAGTAACCCAGATTGGTTTGAGCAATATACTAGAGTATTAAATGCCGCATTACCAGTTAACGGTACAGTCGGCCGTCCAGTTAAAAGCGGAATAATAAATGATATTCCTACTCAACAATATAGATTTAATAGTACAAATACTGAAGTTCCAGCCTATAGTTTTACAAAAACAGTAGATGGTAGAAGCACTAGTTTTGAAATAATTTCTACTGATATTACTGATGCAGAAATTGTTGAAGAAGCACCGTTTCCAGGAAACAACTTTGCATTTTTATATAGAGATGATGGACAAGGTTCTGCTAGTTCAAACACAGGATTTTTTGTACACTTTAGACAAGGTACATTAGACACAGGCACATTTAATGTCACCAATCCTAGTACTAGCCAAGTAGTTGCAGTTGATGCAACGAATATTAATCAAAGTGATGTTTGGCTTTATAAATTAGATAGTTTAGGTAATGAGCAAGAGTTATGGACAAAAGTTGATTCGGTCGAAGGTAACAACATAATTTATAATAGTCTTTCTAGAAACCAAAGAAACATATACAGTGTCTTGACAAGAATTGAAGATAGAATTAGTTTAATCTTCTCAGATGGTGTATTTGGTAATTTACCTCAAGGTAATTTTAGAGTTTACTATAGAACTAGTAAAAATCAAAGAGTATTAGTAACCCCTGATGATATGCGAGGAATTTCAATAAGAATACCATATGTATCTAAAGCAGGAAAAGCAGAAACAATTACTCTAACTTTATCATTAAAGTATACTGTAGATAACGCAACAGTATCTGAATCAAATGCAAGCATAAAAGCTAATGCTCCTGCAACTTATTATACTCAAAATAGATTAATTACAGCAGAAGATTATCAAATCGGACCGCTTACAACAAGTCAAGAAATTGTAAAGGCAAAAGCAGTTAACAGAACCTCTAGTGGTATAAGCAGATATTTTGATTTAGTAGATGCAACAGGCAAATATTCTACTACAAACTTGTACGGTAAAGATGGTTCAATTTACAAAGATTACCTTAGCTTAAAACAAACATTTAGTTTTGATACATTAACTGATATTGAAGGCGCTATTGTTAACACTATTCAGCCAATATTAGGAAGTATAAAAGTTAGAAATTATTATTATGACAAATATCCTCGTTTGTTTGTTGATGATTTAGGTTCGGTCTGGAATCAGATTACTTCTGATACTAATTCTGTTACAGGTTATCTTACAAATCCTAATTCTGTAAAAGTTAAAGTTGGAACATTTACTGGTTCTAACATGAAATATGTAAAACTAAACAGTTTGTTAAAATTTGAACCGCCTGCCGGCAAACATTTTTTAAACGGTGAACTTGTAGATGGTGAACCAGATTACAGGGGAGGTTCAACATACAAATGGACTAAAGTTGTTAGCGTAAGCGACGACGGTACTGAGCTATTAGAAGACGGCACAGGTCCTATTGTATTCAACGATGTTATTCCTACCGGATCAAGATTGACAGAAATTCGTACAGCATTACCAACAGCATTAACTGCTGACGTAAAAGCCCAGGCAGTTACACAGATTTTTGCATATCAAACTTTTGGTTTAAGATATGATCAAGTAAATGGCGAATGGCGAATAGTAACTGAAGATAATTTAGACATCTCGAGTGAATTTAGCACAGGTAAAACAGGCGATAGCACAGGACAACAACTTGATAGTAGTTGGTTGTTACTATTCCAAACTGATGGTGAAAAATATACAATTACCTATAGAGCAATGAGGTATGTTTTTGAAAGTGATCAAGAGGTTAGATTTTATTACGATAGTACTGATAAAATTTATAACAATAAAACCGGAAAAATTATTAAGGATAAAATTAGTATCTTAAACATAAACAATAAACCTGATAGCTTGTATCCTTTTAATTATGATTTTGACTGGGAAATAGTTGAAGAATATAGAGATGCTGAAGGATATGTAGATAGCAAAAAAATACAAGTTAGTTTCTTTGATTCCGACGATGATGGTGTAGTTGACAACCCTGATTTATTTGCAGAAATTGTAGATGAAGAAACTAATGCTATTGATAAACTAGTTATTCTTAAAAAGATTACAACTACTGACGGAGTAAATGACTTTGTTTATGTAGATAAAGATTCTATAAACTTAAAAATCTTTACATCGAAAGCTACTATTGGCGCCATTAGCCAATATGATGCAGGCACTACATTCTACTATCTAGAAGAAGATATTTTTGAAGTTTTGAATAATAATAGTGAACTTACAGTTACTAGTGAATATAAAGCGCAAATTGGCCGTGCAGGTTTTAAATTCCAATACCTACATGCCGCTGATCAAAATTCGAGAATTGATCCTAGTGCAAGTAATATAATAGACACTTATCTCTTAACAAGAGGATACGACTCTTTGTTTAGGCAATATCTAGATGACAGTATAAATGATAAACCTCTTCCTCCTAGTAGTGATGATTTGTTTATAAGTTATGGGTCTGAAATTAACAAAATTAAATCACTTAGCGATGAAGTAATTTATCATCCGGTTAAGTATAAAGTGCTTTTTGGAGACAAGGCGGAGGCTGATTTGCAAGCTAGATTCAAAATAGTTAAAAATCCTGATTTAGTTATAAATGATAATGAACTAAAGTCTAATGTAATTCGTGCTGTAAACAGATTTTTTGCACTTGAAAATTGGGACTTTGGAGATAAGTTTTATTTCTCAGAACTTTCTAGTTATGTAATGAATGAATTATCTCCGGATTTAGTTACATTTGTAATTGTTCCAGTACAAGAAGATCAATCATTTGGTTCATTGTATGAAATAAAATCTGAAGCAGACGAAATTTTTATTAGCGCGGCAACAGTTGCAGACATAGATATTATAGATGCTATAACAGCAAATAGATTAAAAGCAAGCGGTAATATTGTTACAGAAGTAACAACAACAAATACAGGAATACAAAGTGGTTCTTTTAGCTCATCAAATACCGGAGGACTTAGTTACTAATGGCTTATAATAAAGATCAAAATGAGCTTCCGTTGCCAGGCGATGGAAAACAACGCAGAAAAAGTTCTCAGCATCTGCCCCGTTACTTTAGGTCTGAAGTTAACAACAAGTTTTTATCTAGCACACTTGATCAACTTATACAACCCGGTGTTGCAGAAAAACTAAATGGCTATGTCGGAAGAAAAAGTTCTCCGGGTCATGCTATAGATGATTTTTATATCGGCGATGTAAATCAACAAAGAGAAAATTATCAACTTGAGCCAGCGGCAGTAATTAAAGACGATTTAGGTAATGTTAATTTTTATAGAGACTATAATGATTACATTAATCAAATTAAAAACTTAGACGGCACAGTAGATGACCATAGCATTTTAAATAGACAAGAATACTATGCATGGAATCCTCATATCAATTGGGATAAATTTGTAAACTTTCGTGAATATTATTGGCTGCCAGACGGTCCTCAAGCAATCACAGTATCTGGTGTAAGCGATCTAGTTGTAAGCACATACACTGTAAGATCTATAGACAACACAGATAATTTTGCATATATTTTATCTCCTGACGGTATTACACAAAATCCTCAACTAACTTTGTACAGAGGTGTTACTTATAGATTTGAAATAGACACACCAGGATTGCCGTTTTCACTAAGATCAAAAAGAGAAAATGCTCCAGCTTGGGTGCCAGAAACTTTGTATTCTATTGGCGAAAGAGTTTTTTATCAAAATACAATTTATAAATCGTTACAAGACTTTAGAGCATCTAAAGAGTTTACCGATGATGCAAGTAAGTGGGAAATAGATACTACATTTAATTTAACTAGGGAAGTTAGTGATAATGGAGTAGAAAAAGGAGTAATCGAGTTTACTCCTGACAACGGCACTCCTAATGAAATTTACTATGTTGCAGACACTGATGTAAATGCAGGAAATTTAATAAGAATTTACGATATTGACGAAGCATCTTCATTAGATGTAGGTACAGAAATATTAGGAAAGAAGACATATACTACTAATAGTGGTATAGAAATATCAAATGGTATGAAACTTTCTTTCCAAGGAACTGTAATACCTGAAAAATATAATACAGGAAATTGGTATGTAGAAGGTGTAGGTGACAAAATTGTTCTTATTTCTGAAGTAGAATTAAATGTACCTAGTTCTTTTACTACTGACCTTGAAGTAAGTTTTGACAATGACGGATTTGACAACTTGCCATATTCTGAAGCAATTGGTTATCCTGTCAACAAAGATTATATTACAATTAACCGCGGTAGTAAAGATGGTAACCTTTGGTCAAAATATAATAGATGGTTCCATAAAAGCATTATTGAAAAATCTGCAAGTATAAATGGTATACCTGCTAATATAGATCAAACAAAAAGAGCAGTAAGACCAATTATAGAGTTTGAATCTAATTTAAAATTATTTAATTTTGGAACACAAGTTAAAAGTAACATCGACTTAGTTGATGATTTTACAATTGATGTTTTTAGTACTATAGAAGGATCTGAAGGTTACAATGTTGACGGAGTAGATTTAGCCAACGGTATGCGAGTTATGTTTACCGCAGATACTGATGAAAGGGTAAATGGTAGAATTTACGAAGTAAGTTTTATATTGTTTGGAAATTCTAGACAAATTGCGCTTTTAGAAGTTGAAGATTCTGCTCCAATCGAAAATGAAGTTGTTCTTTGTAAAAATGGAGAAGTTTACAAAGGTAAAATGTTGTTTTACAACGGAACACGTTGGCAACTAGCTCAAGACAAAACAACAATTAACCAGTCGCCTTTATTTGACATTTATGATGTAAATGGTAACAGTTTAGGAGATACTAATTATTACGAATCGCAAGACTTTACCGGAACAAAACTTTTTTCATATAAAGTTGGCAGCGGCACAAATGATACAGAATTAGGATTTCCTTTATCTTATAGAAGCATACAGAACGTAGGTGATTTAGTTTTTAACTTTGACTTACTTTCAGATGGCATTGCATATGTCGATGAATCTTATAGTACAACGTTGTCCGGTATAGGTTATTTAAGAAAGTATAACGGGCTTTCTGACTTTGAGTATGTAAACGGTTGGAAAAAAGCAGACACTTTAAGTAGTCAAAATGTTATTAGACAGTATGATGTAGATAATACAAGAATATCATATCCTATTGATGTATATGATGAAAGTGCATTATTAGAAGATTTATGGATTAGAGTTTTTGTTAATAATCAAATTCAACAACCTAATATAGATTATACTCTTACAACAAATAACGAAAATCAATCTGTAATTAATTTTACAGTAGCACCTAATTATGGCGATGTTATTAAAATAAAAACACGTAGTTCTGCTGTAAAAAATGAAAACGGTTACTACGAAATAGCAAATAATTTTGAAAGAAATCCTTTAAACGAAAACATAACTGAATTTACACTAGGCGAAGTTAATGACCATGTAAGGTCTATCGTAGAAGAAGCAGATAATTTTGATGGTTTATTTCCCGGAGTAAGTAATTTACGTGATATTACAGATATTACAAAATATGGTAAAAGAATTGTAAAACATTCTGCACCAATGAACTTAGCATTATATCATTTACTAGACAAAGAATCTAATTTAGTAAAGGCTATAAAATATGCTCGAAGAGAATACGGAAAATATAAAAGAACATTTATAAAAAAAGCCGAAGAACTAGGTTTTGACGGACCAGTTAAAACACACGTAGATTTAATCTTACGTGAAATGCTTAAAGATAAAACAAATACAATGCCGTTTTATTTTACAGACATGATTCCTACAGGAGCATCGACTCGTAATGTATTTGAAATAAATGACATCGATCTCCAATTTTTTGCATTGACTTATCCATTTAGTTTAGAAAATGCAAGCGATAAAGCTGTGCAGATATATCAAAACGGCATTCAATTAGTACACGGCGTTGATTATACTTTTAACAGCGAAGGTTTTGCTATTATTACAACTATAAAGCAAATCGGCGATGTCATAGAAATTTATGAATATGAATCAACTAACGGATCTTTCTGTCCTGCTACTCCAACAAAATTAGGGTTATATCCTAAGTATATTCCTACTAAATTTATTGACGATAGATATTTAGAACCTACTGAAGTAATTCAAGGCCATGACGGAAGTATTATAAAAACTTATGGCGATTTTAGAGATGAGTTAATTCTTGAGTTCGAAAGAAGAATTTACAATAACCTTAAAGTTGAATATGACAAGGATCTGTTTGATATTAGCGACTATGTGCCTAGCGAATATAGAAATACAGGTGTTACTAAAAAGCAGTTAGATGACACAATGTTAAGTGATTTTGTTCAATGGTTGCAACTTGTAGATAACGATTACACAGACAATATAAACTATATTAGGGAAAACTCTTTTACATTTAACCATAAAGGAATGTTAGATCCAAGCGGTAATGCAATTAGCGGTTGGTGGCGCGGAATTTATAAATGGGCCTATGATACAGACCGTCCGCATACTCATCCTTGGGAAATGCAAGGCTTTACTATCAAACCTACTTGGTGGGACGAACAGTACGGAGAAGCACCTTATACAAGTAATAATTTCCTGTTATGGGAAGATATTCAAAACGGTATAGTTAGAAACGCACAAGGTTCGTATACAGTTAATGAAAAATACAAACGTCCGGATTTATTAGATCATTTGCCTGTAGACGAAAATGGCGAGTTGGTAAGTCCTGTATACAGCGGTTATGTCAAAGAGTTTATTACAACTGACCTTGATTTTAACTTTGTATATGGCGACCATAGTCCTGTAGAGACTACATGGAGAAATAGCTCAGAATATCCATTTGCTTTAGTTGCGTCTATATTTGTTAACCAGCCTAATAGGTCAATGAGTGTAGCATGGGACAGACTTCGTCAAAAAAGAGGATTAGTAGATGACATTATCTATGATAATCCTAATGTTCAATTAAAACTATCTAATATTGTTTTTCCAAATACTATAAAGGATACACAACGAGTTTATACAAGTGGATTTGTTAATTATGTTTTTGATTATCTATCTTCTGATGTTACTGTAACATATGATTCGTATAAAAATAATTTAAAAAATATTTCAAACTTTATAGGATTTAAATTAGGAGGATATACTTCTAAAGACAAATTTAAATTATTGCTAGATAGTAGAACTCCTTTAAACGAAGGAAATGTTTTTGTACCTGAAGAAAATTACAAAATATTTTTAAACACAAGTAGTCCTATAAAAAATATAACCTATAGCGGTGTAATCATAGAAAAACAAAGTTACGGTTTTGTTGTAAAAGGCTACAATGTACAACAACCTTATTTTACATATTATAGACCGTTTGAAATAGAAAGTGATCCTGTTATTAATGTGGGCGGCGTAAGTCAAACATTTATATTATGGGATTCTAATAAATTATATAGTGCAGGATCTATTGTAGAATTTGAAAATAATTATTATCGTGTAACAACAACACATACTAGCACAACTGAATTTGATAGTACAAAATTTGCAAAAATTCCAGAACTACCAGTTGTAGGTGGTCGTCAAGCAGTATTTAGGAGAACATTCTCAACAATTCCTGAAAAAGTTTCTTACGGAACAGTTTACACAACTATACAACAGGTTGTTGACTTTTTGTTAGGATACGGAAAATATTTAGAAAGTCAAGGCTTTGTTTTTGATTATTTTGACGAAGAAAATGGTTTTATTGCAGACTGGCAAACTAGCTCCAAAGAATTTATGTTCTGGACAACACAAAATTGGGGAGCAGGCAGTGTTATTACCCTAAGCCCGGGCGCATTTCAAATTAAATTTAATTCAGAGTATTCTATAGTAGATGATATTTACGATACTTTTTATGGATACAGTTTATTTAAAGCTGATGGCAAAAAGTTAGAACCGCAGAATGCTAGACTAACGAGAGAGAATCCAAACGAATTTGTAATTAAGCCTAAGGCTACTGCTGATGGTATATTTGGAATTAGATTATCTCTTGTTCAAAAAGAACATGTAGTTTTAATAGACAACAAAACAGTGTTTGGAGATATAATTTATGATCAAGAACCAGGCTATAGACAAGAAAGAATTAAAGTACTAGGTTATAGAACTACAGACTGGGACGGTAGTTTAAATGTTCCAGGTTTTATTTTTGATAATGCAAGAGTTACCGAATGGGAACAATGGAAAGATTATGCTATAGGTGACCTTGTTAAGTATAAAGAGTTTTTCTACACTGCAAGAAATAAGGTTCCGGGTAATAATGTATTTGATGCTAATCAATGGGTACGTCTGTCAGAAGACCCAGAGATGAAACTTATTCCAAACTTTGAATACAAGGTTAATCAATTTGCAGATTTTTATGATTTAGACACAGATAATTTTGATATAGAACAGCAAAAATTTGCACAGCATTTGATAGGATATCAAAATAGAGACTACCTAGCAAATATTATTAATGATGATGTAAGTCAGTATAAGTTTTATCAGGGAATGATACAAGATAAAGGCACACAGAATGCCTTAGATAAATTGTTTAATGTATTAAGCAGTGCAGACAAAGATAGTTTAGAATTTTATGAAGAATGGGCAATCAAATGCGGCCAGTATGGCGCAGCCGACGGATTTGAAGAAGTTGAGTATAAATTAGACGAAAGTAAAATGCGCCTAAGTCCGCAAAGTTTTGAACTAGTAGATAGAATCACTGGATTAGAAACTGATTTAGTTTACAGAATACAGCCATTTGAAACATATTTGCGTCCGCAAAATTATAATCATGCACCATTTCCTGAAAAGTATGTTACTAAAACATACACAAAAAATTCTGGTTATGTAAATTCAGAAGATGTAGAATTTGTTCTAAATCAGTATAATAGTTTGTTATCTTTAACATTTGCAAATATTAGAGAAGGTGACAAATTCTGGATAGGCAATGATAATTTAATCTGGAATGTTTATACTGCTCTACGTACAGATTATAATATTACTAGTATAGAACAATTGGGATCGAGTGGCAAACTAATACTAGATACTACAAGAATAGATGATATATCCAAAGATGATATTATAGGCGTTTATAACATAGACGGAATTGCAAGTTTTTACAAAGTTAGCTCTGTATCGGGAACAGCTATTGAAGTACTTGATGATACAGGTCTTGCATCAGCAACAGAAACTGAAAATCTTAATGGTAGAATTATTAAATTTGTTGATTCTAGGGTAGACGATATAGATACAGCAAATAAATTATTACAACAAAATAAAGAAACAATTAATAGACTTTGGATAGATAAAGATGCTAAAGAAGAATGGCTAGTTTTAGATAGAACAGATGCATTCCAAGAAAAACAAATATTAGTAAATGAAACAGCAGGTGAAGACGCCAACTTTGGAGTAGCACTAGCAGTCAATAAAGCTAACACTGTACTTGTAATCGGAGCACCTGATTCAAACAACGGTAAAGTATTTGTTTATACTAGAGCAGGTTCTGTAGGTACTTGGAAAGTATCACAGATTTTAGATGCTGATAATAGTGTAGCAGATAATGGCCAACGATTTGGTGCCGCACTTGCGGTATCTACAGACGGCAGATACTTAGTAATTGGTTCCCCTGATGCGTCTAATGTAACAACATTGTTTAAAGATAATTTTGTTGAGTCTTCTAATTACTCAGATAGAGACATTGTAAGGTACCAAGACAGTTTATGGCAAGCTACTACAGACATTTTAGGTGCAGTTGACAATATTGTATTTGGAAGTTTTGAATCTATTGCACGTATTAGAACAGAACTAAACCTTACTGCTTCAGACAGCGAAAATACACCTACGTTAATGACAGGTAACTATCCATTTACTGGCACAGAAGTTGATCATATAATTGTAAGAGCTCCGTTAGATATGTATCAAGGTTCAGGTATCGGAGATACATTAAAACTAAAATGGAATACTTTAAGTTATGCATATCAGGATCAGATACAAGATGAATTAGAAGCAGTAGAGCCGTTCCAGGGAGATATTCCTGGATTAGATAGCTCTTTTATTTCAGGCGATCATACTATTCAAGAAAAAATAGATGTGATACTATTTGTACCAGAAGCAAACGTTATTCCTTTAATAGGTCAAGTTGTAGAAGTGGCTGGCGGATTTGGTACTGTAAGTTACACATTTAATCCTTCTACTGAACAAGATGCTACTGCAAATACTACAATTTATTTGAAAGATGTTAATGGTAGTTTTGGAACAGCTGGATCTTTAACTACTACTATTGGTGAATTTGTTGGTGAATATGAAACTGTAGCACCTATTGATGAAGTAATTGGGTATGATGAATATTGGGGAGGATATTGGAAAATTAATCTTCCTGCAAATGTAAATGTAGATCAAATTAATTCAGATACTGGTAGAGGTTTAGTTTATTTTGATATTGTACCAAACGGAGAAGCTGATCCAAATAGATTCTATTATAACATTTTAGACTATAGAGCTGACGAAGTTTTAGCAAATAATCCTTTTTATTCAGACGACGACATTTATACTAGAATTGCTAATCTTTCATATTACGGAGCACCAGGACCGTTAAATGTAACAGATGATTTTGCAAGTAATATATTTGTTGTAAAAGCGCCAGATGAATTAACTAATAATTTGAATGTAGTTGCTCCTGGTGACGACGATAACGATACTATTGATTTATTTTACAATTCTCTTCCGCAATTTGAAGACGGAGTATGGCAACCATTAACAAATTATGTTTCTGGTACAGTTTTAAAATATGCAACTAGTGCATATGATACAATATACTGGAGAGTTAAAACTGCTCACACAAGTCCAGAAGAGTTTTTAGACAATAATGACCAATTTAATAGCTTGTTTTATGAACCGTTAGACGGATTAATATTTAAAGACCCTAGCGATATCGGTCTTGCTATAGAAACATTGAATAAAACACATAAAGTCTATGACATTTATGACGGATTTATTGATGTAGAACTTACAATACCAAATCCCTTAGATCAAAATTTATTTAAAGAGCCAAAGGTAGGTCTTACTATTAGAGATACTGTAAATGGCGGCACAGCTGAAATAGCATTTTATCAGAAATTTAACGGTCAGGATACTAGATTATATTTGAAAAACGTATCTGGTACTTGGGCGGCAGGACAAAAATATGGAGATAATAGATCGGTTGAATATCTAAGCTCTACAGACCCAGCCGACGCAGGAACAGAATATGATCTTCCTCCAAAAAATGACGGGTCACCAGGCTCAGCAGAATTCGGACAAATTAGAACGAGAAGTTTTTCATTACCTCAAGCTGGTATAGGAAAGTTAATTGCAATCGATGCAGGATTCCCTTTACCTGTAACAGAACAACAAGTATTAGTAAATGTTACTGGGCAAAATGTATCAGACGGTGCTCAAGGTCCGGAATATTGGTTTAGCAGAGAAGGCGATGTATTTGGTATACCTAGAACAGCTAATGCTCCTGCAGAAAATAATAATGATTGGACTGAGGTATTTAATTTACCAGTAGTTGCAGGCGGAACAAGTAGCGGACTTGAAAAAGAAGGAATGTATACTGTCTTTGAAAGACGAGGTACAGGCCTATACAACAAATTAGGTGCATTTGCAATACCAGATAGAAGTAATTATAATAAACTTGGTCACCAACTTAAAATGTCTAAATCGGGCGACTTGTATAAGTTGTTTGTTAAAAGTTTAGGAAGTTATCCGCAAAATGATAAACCTAACAATTTAGTCTATGATGATAGCAAAGGTAGGATTTACATCATTAATAATGGTGTAAATGATGATTATTCTTTTGGTTGGGAATTTAGTAGAGATAAGCAATACAGAGGACAGTATCAAAACACCAGAACATATTTTGAAAATGATATTGTATATTATGATGGTAATTTGTATGAATCTGTTACTAATATGGCTCCCGGATTATTTGATATTTCAAATTGGACTTTATTAGAAACAAACAAAGATTACCTTGGTTATATACCTAATGATACAGGACTTTTAATCGGAGATGACATCAGCACAGTGCTTGATCAAGATCTATTAGCAGAATTTGCAGAAAGTTTTGATGTAAGCGAGAATGGTGAAGTTTTAGTTGTTTCAGTAAAGTATGAAGATAGTAAAGATAATAGTTTAGTTGTTTATAGAAACGACGGCGGATCTTTTGTAAGATATCAAAAAATACCGGCTCCGAGTAAAACTACCGAATACGGATCTACTATTTCTATTAGTGCTGATGGCAGAATCATAGCAGTTGGTGCGCCATTCAACGACGATAAAGGTGTTGATTTTGGAAAAGTTTACATATACAAACAAGTAAACGGAATATTTGAATTATCTCAAGAACTCTATAGTCCAGCAGAAGACAAAGCAGAATTATTTGGTTATAAAGTTGATTTTGATGGGAACAATCTTGTTGTTGGTTGTAGAAATGGCGACTCTTTTGTACAAGATACATTTGATAGTAATACAACAACTTTTGACAATGACTTAACTAAAATTAGGTCTTACGATAATAATTCTGGAGTAATTAGGGTATATGAAAGAATTGACGATTCTTTAATTTACGGACAGATGATAGATTTTGATGATAGCTCTACAATATTATTTGGTTCTAATATTAAAGTTTCAAACAATCACATTTATGCAGGTATGCCATTAGTTGAATATTCTGCAAACACGGCAGGTACAGTTGTTGATTTTTATAAACAGAAAGATATTTGGTCAGTATTAAGACAAAGTAAACCTACTGTCGATGTAAACAAAATAAAACGTGTTATGTTATATAATACTTTGGACAACGAAATAATACAATATTTAGATTATGTCGATGTATTACAAGGTAAAATTCCAGGACCTGCAGAACAAGAACTATCTTATAAAACGTATTATGATCCAGCAACTTATACAGTTGGAACAGGTGTAAATGTAGATACTACAAATAGTTGGGGCGAGATCCAAGTAGGTAAATTATGGTGGGATTTAACAACTGCTAAATTTATTAATCCTTATCAGTCTGATGTAATCTTTAGTGCAAACAATTGGAACAAAAAGTATTCAAATACTAATTCCATTAATGTTTACGAATGGGTAAAATCAACAGTACTACCTGAAGAATGGGATAAGCAAGCAGGAACTGAACGCGGAGCATCTAAAGGTATAAGCGGAAAAAGCAAATACGGAAATAATGCTTATGTTACTAAGCAAGTTTATGATAAAGCAAGTAAAACATTTACAACATATTATTATTTCTGGGTAGGACAAAAGACAACAGTACCTAATATAGAGGATAGAACTTTAAGTGCTAATAGTATTGCACAACTAATAGAAGATCCTGCTGGACAAGGATATAGATTTGTTAGCTTTATTAGTCCTACACAGTTTGCTCTTTATAATTGTGAATCGTTAATTAGAGGCAACGAAGTTGCTATAAGTGTACAATATTGGACAATAGAAGATCAAGATATTAATATACATAATCAGTATCAAGTTATATCTGATGGATTAGAAACAAGCAAACCTAACAGAGATATTGAACAAAAATGGTTTGACAGTTTAATAGGTTGGGATCTTGCAGATAGGCCTGTACCTGCTCCGGAATTAAGTATAAAAGAGCGTTATGGTATTTTAAATAGACCTAGACAAACTTGGTTTGTCAATAGAGTAGAAGCTCTAAAAGAAGTAGTAAACAGAATAAACAGTGTTCTTTTAGATAACTTAATAGTCGATGATAAAAATCTTAACAGGCTAACTGAGAAAGAAGCAGAGCCTAGTGTTGCAAGTAGACTCTTTGACACAACAGTAGACACCGTAACTGAATTACAGTTTGTAGGTGTGTCTAAAGCTAACCAAGCATCGCTAACTCCTGTTGTAGAAAATGGCGAAATTGTAAGAGTAGAAATAAATCAACCAGGTAGAGGTTATTTACAAGCACCAACAGTAGAAGTATTTGGCACAGGACAAAATGCTGTTATAGAAACCGTTATAGATAGTAACGGAAAAATAACAGACACAAATATTATTAATGCTGGAGAAAATTACAATAGTTCAAATACATCTATTTCAGTAAGAAGATTTACAGTCTTAGTCAAATCAGATTCAACTGTAAACGGTAGATGGGCATTGTATGAAAGAGATACTACTACTGATGAATGGATTAGAGTAGCAAGTCAAAGTTATGATGTTAATCAATACTGGCAATATGTAGATTGGTACGAAGATGGTTATAGTCAATTTACAGAAATAAATCAATCTATAGACTTTGCTTACGAACTACAAGGCTTAGACAATGAAATAGGTGATATTGTAAAAATTCAATCTGTAGGCACAGGCGGATGGTTACTTCTAGAAAAAATTGATAACCAAACCGGTGTCGACTACACTATAAATTATCAAACAGTTGGCAGACAAAATGGTACAATCCAGTTGTCAGATACTTTATATGATGTGTCAAAAAATTTAGTAGGCTATGATACAACTACATTTGATACATTAACATTTGACGGTCAGCCAAGCGTAGAATTAAGAATTGTTCTAGAAGCAATTAGAGATGATATTTTTGTTGATGATTTAGCACTTGAATATAATAAATTGTTTTTCTCAAGTTTACGTTATGTTTTTGCAGAGCAAAATTATGTAGATTGGGCATTTAAAACATCATTTATAAAAGCACAGCATAACGTAGGAGAATTAGATCAAAAAATTAATTTCCAAAACGATAATTTGCCTAGTTACGAAAAATATATTAAAGAAGTAAAACCATATAAGACTAAAATTAGAGAATATTTAAGTAGTTACGAAAAAATAGATAATTCTCAGTCAATGACTACAGATTTTGACTTGCCTCCTTTATATATAGAAGGTACTGACAATATTATTACAAGAACTGTAAAAGTAATTGATGATAATTTAGTTTCACAAGAAGGACCAATTACAACATATCCTGATAAGCATTGGGCGGATAATGCAGGTTATAGTATTAAAGAAATAGCAGTTGCTGATCCTGGGTCTGGTTATGTTACTACACCTGTTGTAACTGTCACCGGCGGCGGCGGCACTGGAGCAATAGCAAAAGCCTCGCTTGGTAGAGGAGGCACGATTACTTCTATACAGATAGTTACAGAAGGATCAGGTTATCTTAGCATGCCAACAGTATCTATAGACGGAACTATAGCAGACGGAGGTCGTAGTGCAAAGGCTGTAGCAATTCTAGGCGGAAGTCCAGTAAGGTCGATGAATACTGTAGTAAAATTTGACAGGGTATCAGGAGAGTTTGAATTTATTAACCTATCTACAACAGAAAATTTTGTAGCAACAGGTAGTAAAGTATTCTTCAATTTACTATGGCCAATGGATTTACGTACAACTAAAGTTACAGTATCTATTGATAACACAGAAGTGTTAGCAGGAAATTATGCATACAAAAATATTTTAGATACTTCTAAAGGTTATGATAGATATTATGGTCAAATTGAATTTATAGATCCTCCAGCTGACGAGGCGCAAATAAAAATAGAATATCATAAAGATATTTCTTTGTTAAATGCTCAGGATAGAATTAACATAGCATATGAGCCTACAGTTGATCAGTTTGGTAAAACATTAGGTCAATTAATGACAGGTGTTGACTATGGAGGTGTAGAAGTTAAATCATTTGACTTTGGAGGAATAAGCGGATGGGATTCTGCGCCCTGGATGAGTAGAGGCTGGGATCTTTATGACACTACTTTTGAAGATGAAATAATTTATAGAAAATTAGTAGAAATTACATTCCCTGAAGATATTAACCTAAGAAGTGCAAGAATTACTCAAGATAATACTAATGCACAAGGTAGTGCTTCTGTTACAGGTTCTGCAAATGTTCTTAATGTTTCGGCTCAGTTCGATCAAGAATTTGATACCCAAAGCGAAATAAGATACGATGACAGTACATTATTAAGTACACAAATTGTAAATTCAACTGATACAAACATAAACATAGATACAGGTATAAACGCAAATGCTATACCTAGTAGCATTGTTAACTATTTAGAATTAGCAAAGCCTTTAGAAGACGGAGTAACATATAACATATATTTCAAAGCTACAGGCTCTGATATTGCAGTTAGACTTGATGATCCTGATTATGAAGGAGCTCCTTTATTAAATAAACCTGATGTTGTTATGGCGTCAATAGTAGGCGACGGAGTTACTACAAGAATTAACTTAGATAATATCAATATAACATTTGGACAAAGCGATGTATTCTACGTAAGAAAAATAACTTCAGATGGTGCATTTAAACCTGATAATGATTCTTATGATGCTTTAATACAAGGCGGCGATCTTTCATATCAAAGTGCTACTGGCTTGAATTCTGCAGATATTAACATAGACGGAGACGGTTTTGTTACTGTAACAACATCACAAGGCCCTGAGGAAGTTGTTCCAGGGCAAGTTGTTGATACTTTAGATATTACCGTATTTGAAAAATCAACAGGAGGAGCAAGTCAAATAGTTTCTAGAAACTATAGGGGAGACGGCCAGACTGTTAGATTTAACATAGGCGATTCGCCAGTTACAAGAGATAATCTTTTTGTAAAAATTGATAATATAATTCAAGAAAAGAATACTTATTATATTGATTTTAACACAAAAGATATTGTGTTTAATACTGCACCCGCAGATAATGCTACTATATTTGTTGCTTCTATAGGTTTGTCATCTATATCTATTATCGATATAGACGATTTTGTAGGCGATGGAGAAACTGTAGAGTTTTTAACAAATAGTAGGTTTGAAGAAAATTCTGAAGCATTTGTTACTATCAATGGAAAGGTTGTTAATGTACAACTGTTTAAAAGTGATGATACATATGAACTTCCAGGAAACTATGTGATTAAATTTGCAGAAGCACCTTTTGATACAGCAGTTATTAAATTGCTTATAGCTTCTAAAGGCTTAATTAATGTTGAATATAGTCAGGTAACCATAGACACTATTGTTGCCGACGGAAGTACACTGCAATACGATTTAGGTAAAGCACCATTTACGCAAAATCCGTCCAGAGCATTTATGCTAGTTAAAGTAAATGATAGATTTTTAAATCCAGGATATACAGAACAGTTTGAAGTTACATCAAACAGAAACTATACCTTTGATTTAACACAAGTTCCGGTAGGTGCTGTTAATGCATACGAGATTGAATTATATCTTAATGGTAGACAATTAGAATACTTACAAGAATGGACTTATCAAGGCGCTGGAGCATTTGACGATACAAAACCTGAAGATGAACAAGCAGGTAGCACAATAACACTAGAAAGAGGTGTAGGCGATCCTGGAGATAAACTACAGGCTTATATAATTACTGATGCTGAGTTTAAATTAGGTTATTATGAAAGTGATAACGATTTTATAAAAACTCCCGGAACAATTCATTTTAATGAACCGTTCAACGAAGACGATATAATAACTGTATATCAATTTAGTAATCATGACAGTCAGGGCATAGAAACACAAAAATTTGTAGTTTCAGAAAAAACTAAATTAACAGAAGGCACTACTGCTTACTATGAATATAGAAGACTAAGTAGAGGTATTATAGAACTTACAACACCAGCAGAAGATGCTCAATATGTATGGGTTTCTGTAAACGGAAATCTATTAACACCAAGTATAGATTATAGTGTAACATTAGATAATAGATACATTAAGTTACAGCAAATACCTCAAGAAAATGATGTAATTGTTGTACAACATTTTGCTAATGCTAAAATTACAGAAAGATTTGGATGGCGTCAATTTAAAGACATGCTTAACAGAACTCATTATAAGAGGTTAGAAACGTCATATGAATTGGCTGAAGATTTAGCATGGACAGATAAAACTATAAAACTTAAAGATGCTACAAATATTCCGGTACCTGTGTTTAATTCGGAATATCCGGGTGTGATATTTATTGAAGGAGAGCGTATAGAATATTTCCAAGTCGACGGAAATGAATTATTGCAAATACGTAGAGGTACATTAGGTACAGGTGTCAAGGATCTATACCTAGCTGGAACAAAAATTATCGAACAAGGTGCAGATACTAATCTACCATACAAAGACGAGACAGAAGTTGTGACAGTAGAAGCCGGCGGCTATGACATAGCAAGCACCATTTACGAAGATTCACCGGGTGTAACCGTAGAAAGATTTTATTTTACAAGCAACAACAATAGCGCATTTCCATTAGGAGGCGATCCAATACCTAGTATAGGATATCCTGGGCAAAGCTGTGTTGTGTATGGTACAGGTTTTGAAACTAATGTAAAAGCTATTGTAGGAGAAACCGAGTGCGAAACTACATACGTAAATGACACAGAATTGTATTTTAAAACTCCGGCATTACCTGTAGGAGCATATGATTTAGTAATTGTAAATCCTGCAACTAATGTTCCTATTGATAGAGCGCAGACTAGTGTAGTTGTTCCTAAAGCAATACCTTATTTGCAAATATTATTACCGTTTGCACCTACACCTAATCCAGCATCAGAAGATCAATGGAGCGAATTAGAACAAACAGGTTGGTATAAAGAACTTGTGTCTATACCAGTAAGTCAAGGTATTCCGGGACGAGGTTATATAATTGATTCTAAAGGAACTACTGATTTTACACAAATTGGAGCACCTAATAATTTATCTGGAACAGAATTTATCATACCAAGAGATGTAGATACAACACTTTTAACAGGTACAGGTAGATTACTTGATTTTGCAAGCATACCATATGAATATTGGGAAGCACAAGATATAGAAGTATTTGCAGGAGGTCGTAGACTTCGTAAAACACCTATTGCTGTTTATGATTATACAGCGCAGGATTCGCCAGAAGGTGATAAAAATGTAGAAGCAGAATTTGCTGTAAATAAAGCGATTGGTGCATATGTAAGACTTACATATCCACCTGAAAACGGAACAAATGTGACTATAGTAAGAAAAATAGGTACTGTATGGTCAAACCCAGGACAGAGGTTAGTTGATGCAAATAGTGACGTAGCTAATTTCTTACTATCAAGCACAACTGACGTACCACGATAAATACTGTATAGGAAAATAAAATGGCAGACAATTTTAAAGATCAAAGCGGTGTATTGCTACAAGGACATATTAAAATTCATGACCCTAAATCGGGCGAAGTTTTAATAGATAAACGTAATGCCATACACTATGAGAATATGAGTATATCTCTTGCAGAGTCTATAGGAAACAAGGGCGACGGTTGGATATACGAAATGAGTTTTGGTAATGGAGGCACTTCAGTAGATCCTACTGGAATAATTACATACCTCACACCAAATAGCACAGGAACTAATGCAAGTTTGTACAATCAAACTTATTCAAAAGTTATTGATGACAGAAGCGTAAACAATATTGATCCTATAAGGAATAAAATTGAAACACGTCATGTCAGCGGTACAAACTATACAGATATTTTAGTGACATGTTTATTAGACTATAGCGAACCAAGCGGACAAGATGCATTTGATACTGCCACAGATGAAAATAGTTCGTATATTTTTGATGAGCTAGGTTTAAGAAGCTATTCTGCAGATGGTACAGGTAGATTGCTAACACATGTAATTTTCCATCCAGTACAGAAGTCACTTAACAGATTAATACAAATTGATTATACAGTTCGTGTACAATCATTAAGCGGTTTTAACGAGGGGTAATTAAATGGCTTATCAAATACCCTATACAGATCAAACTAAAGGTGTTTTAATTGTTGAAGATAACACTATTAACAATGAAACAACTATAAAGTTACCAGGAAGAAATACTAGTAGTTACGGTGTAACTATTGCAGAAAATTTCCTACATTTGTTAGAGAATTTTGCAAGTGCAACTGAGCCAGCAAGACCTTCAGAAGGACAGTTATGGTATAACAGTACAGTAGGATCTGAACAACTAAAAATTTATGATGGCACAAGTTGGGTACCAGCAGGCGGATTGAATAAATCACCATCTGAACCTGATGTTGCATTGTCGCAAACTGGTGATCTTTGGGTAGATACTGATAACCAACAGCTTTATTTGAATTCAGGTTCTGGCTGGGTATTAGTAGGACCTAATTTTAGTGATGGTTTAGTTACAGGTGCAACGCCTACTAATCTTGTTGGCACTGATAATGTAACATATACAGTTATACAAGTTGAAGTTGCGGCACAACCTGTTGCAATTATAACTAAAGACGGATTCACACCTAAAACAGTTATTCCAGGATTTACTACTCTTAAACCTGGTATAAATTTATCAACTAGAGATATATCAGGTACAGGAACTCCAAAATTCATTGGTACTTCTGAAAAAGCAGAATCTTTGATTGTTAACAACAATACAGTTTTAGCTGGTAACTTCTTAAGAGGCGACACAACTAGTACAACACTATTTCCTTTGAATGTACAAAACAATACAGGATTAACAGTCGGTACAGATGCCGCCCTAAACTTTGCAGTTGAAGGACAGGCAGGTATAATACAACACCAAATTGAAGGATCTAATATTGACGTTCGTGTTAGAAATCAAGGATCTACAAAAACAGTATTGCGTGTTGATAGTGCATTAAGATTAGGTATAAACAACGAAGCTCCTGACGAAGCACTAGATGTTGTAGGAAATATACAGACAGATTCAGGCGTATTCATTAACGGAACAACAGAAAGTCAAACTATTAGCACAGGTAGTTTTATTACCAAAGGCGGCGCTGGAATAGCAAAAAATGTTAATGTTGGAGGAGATTTAAAAGTAAGTAATCTTACTACGTTAGGTAATACTATACCTGATGGTAACAACACAAGGAATTTAGGTTCAGCAACTTCTAAATGGCAAAATGTTTATGCTACAACTTTCGTAGGAAACGTAACAGGTAATGTTAACGGTACAGTATCTGGTACAGCAGGTACAGCAAATAAACTAACATCTGCAAGTACATTTAGACTTATTGGTGATATTACAGCAGATGATGTTACATTTGATGGACAAACTGGCGGATCGTTAAAGATATTTGATACAAAACTACGAAATGATTTTATTGGTGATCAGGATGAAACATCTGTAACAGAAAGAACAGATGAAATTTTGATCAATAAAAGTACAGGATTGTTTAAAATACAACGTGACGACTTTTTAGCTGCCGTACCTAGCTTCTTTGCAGGAATGATTTTACCATATGCAGGCGTTACACCTCCTAACAGTGCATGGTTATTGTGTGACGGAGGAGAACACAGAATTTCTGACTATAACAACCCTGGTGAATTGTATGATGTAATTAAATTTTTATATGGAGCAAGAACACTAGAGTCTGTAACAAGTCCTGGAAACACACTAGCAGAAGCAGGATTATTTAGAGTACCAGATTTACGAGGCAGATTACCCCTAGGTGCAGACAACATGGGCGGCACAAGTGCTAACAATGTACAAGCAGATTATGCAGATGGTTTAGGACAAGTTGGCGGAGCAGAAGATAAGTTGCTTATTACTGGAAACTTACCTGATCACAAACACGATTTAAAAGGTGATGGTTCAGAAGGTGCTCAGTATTACGCAATTAGAGATATTAGCGGCACACCGAGTGATTCAGATGCAACACCATATGATTCACCAACAGGATCAGGATCAGGACAGGCACTTCCAAACAGCGGAGGAATTCAAAGTTATCCAGAAGATCAAATTCCGTTTAATGTTATGCCTCCTACAATGACGATCAACTACATCATTTACACAGGGAGGGCGTTAACCTAATGAGTTACAAATTAAATAAAACTGATGGCGAATTACTAGTAGAACTAGCAGACGGACAGATAGATACTACTACAACTGATGTAACTCTTATTGGTAGAAATTTTAAAGGGTTCGGTGAAGCAGTAAACGAAAACTTTATTAAAATTCTAGAAAATTTTGCATCAACCGGTGCGCCTAGCAATCCATTAGTAGGACAGCTTTGGTATGATACAAGTTCGCAAAGACTTAGACTATATGATGGTACTAGTTTTAGAACTTCGGGAGGACCGATTGTATCTGCTACTAGACCAGACATGGTTGCAGGCGATATATGGATAGACAACGCAAATAACAAAATGTATTTCTTTGACGGAACTGATCTTGTTCTAGTAGGACCAGATTATGATTCAGGCCAAGGGCAAACAGGATTTGAAGTTGTTTCTGTCATTGATATTTCTGCCAGAGAGCGTGTTGTTCTTAAAATTTGGATAGGCGGAACATTATTTGGTGTTATAACCAAAGAAGAATTTAGATTAAGCGGTACAAACAAAATGCCTGGATACCCCGATGATCCTGACGATGTTGTTTTTCCTGCAAGACAGTTATTTTTAAAAGGATTTAATTTAGTAGACTCTACGTTCTTTTATCAAGGAACTGCGGCAAAATCACGTTCACTTGTTGATGTTCAGGGTAATGCATTTACTAGTGCAGACTTTTTACCAACTACAGAAAATGGTGAAACAACCGGTAGTATTATTATTAGAAATCCAGCAGGTTTAGGTATTGCACTTGAGGAAGAAGAATATGCAACTCTTAAAGTTATAGGAACTACAACTTCTTTAGAAACGCAACAAAAAGAAACTGCTATAACAATTAGAACTAGAACATCAAACAGATTCGAAAATGCATTTTATGCAGATGGTGCAACTAGTAGGGTAGGTATCTATAGAGATGATCCCGAGTATACTTTAGATGTTGACGGAACATTTAGATCAACTGGCGATGCAATAATTGATGGAAATTTAACTGTAAACGGTAACACAACGTATATTAACATTGATAATTTACAAATTGCAGACATCAACATAGAACTAGGAGTAGTAGAAGGCGGTACACCGGGCACTGATGCTCAAATCGACGGTGCCGGCGTTATTATGAAATCTACTGATGGTGATAAATCAATTACTTTTGATAATGCTACTCAAAGTTTTGATCTAACAGAAACTATAAACATACCGCTAGGAAAAGATTATAGGATTGAGGATCAATTAGTTTTAAGTAGAACTACACTGGGGTCTACAGTTACTACTGCTAATGGATTAACTAGTATAGGCACACTTGTAGAGCTTGACGTAGACAACGTTAATATTGATGGAAGCACAATTACAGTAAGCACACCGTTAAACATAAATGCTTCGGGCGATATTTCTGTAACAAATAGTAAAATTACAAATCTAGCAAATCCTACAAATGCACAAGACGCTACAACAAAAACATATGTTGACACTCAATTAAGAAGTCAAAATTTTGCACTATCAATTGATATTACTGGATTGACTGTACCGTCAGTAGCTAATCCTTATACAGATGTAAGAGATATTTTAGAAGACATTGCAACGGCAGCTAATTTCGAAGATGGCGTCGAAGCAAGAATACATTGTACTTCTTATTCTAATGTTAACGTTACTGGTATTGACGTTCAAGGGGCAATGAACAAGAGTTACATTAGTGTCATGGCAGATGACAGTTCTGCTGTATCAGTAGTTGAAGATGTTAACTTTGATCCTGTTGCAGGATCTGCATCTTTTGTGCCTGACAGAAGTAATATGTTATTTAGAACAAGCGGAGGTACATGGGTTTGGGTAAGCACTACGTAGATCCGATAAATACCAATATAGATAGGGTTAGGCATGTCGTATTCAATTAATAGATTTGATAGAACACTTCTAGCAGTTATAGAAGATGGTACAATAGATAGAACTACTGAACTACAGTTCATTGGTAAAAACTTTGCCGGTTATGGCGAAATACAAAACGAAAATTTCTTATACTTGCTAGAAAATTTTGCAGGAGGCAATCCTCCTAGCAAACCTTTAAGCGGTCAGCTTTGGTACGATAGCGGTTCTAAAAAAATTAAAGTTTACGATAATAGTATATGGAGAACATTGGGTGTTACCCAAGTATCTGACACTGCACCAACTAATTTGCAAGAAGGTGATGCATGGTGGGATTCGGATAAAAAGCAATGGTATGCTTATAACGGTACAGCGTTAGAGCTAATAGGACCAGAAAAGGCAGGACCAAACACTACACGTATGGTAAGTGCTTTAGTATTAGATACAATAGGCACAGAACATGCAATTATAAAAGCAGTAGTTGACGATGTAGTAATGTTTGTTATAAGCGATGATGAATTCACGTTAAATGCTTCTAATCCTATTACTGGTTACACAATTATTAGAAAAGGTATAACACTTGCTGATTCACAATCTGCAGATGGAATAACTGATCCTGCTGGAACTTGGTTTTGGGGAACAGCAACAAATGCTGAATTGTTAGACGGATTAAATAACACACAATTTTTAAGAAGTGATCAAAACACTGCCCTAACCGGAGAATTTACATTATCTACTTCTGGCACTGGAATAAATTGGGTAGCAGGTGACATATACATTAAAGGTTATGATGCTGAACAAAAATTAGTTTTACAAAACAGAAGTACAGATAATACAATATTTTTAGCAGGTAACACAGAAACTTTAAAAATTAATCCAAGTGCTAATACATTAGGATTAACTTATCTTGGAAATACTATTTGGCACAGCGGTAATCACGGATCTGGATCTGGATTAGATGCAGATACGTTAGATGGTTACAATCATACTGATTTTCTTAAAGTAAGTGCAAAGGCAGTAGATTCAGAACTATTAGATGGTATAGATTCTACACAGTTCTTAAGAAGCGACGAAGATGATGTCCTTAATGGAAAATTAACAGTAAATGAATTGTATATTAATGCAGGCGAAGGTTTTGAATTTAAGAACGGCGGTGCAAGAACATCACTAAGCGGAACTGTAAACAATGACAGTAGAATCATAAACCTTAGAGATGGCAATCCTGCAACTGACGGAGCATTGTTTATTACAGCTGATAGTGTTAGTCCGGGTGATGCTCTTACAGAATTATTGTATATCGACACAGCTAAGTTTGAATGGAAGGGCAATGAAATATGGCATGCCGGTAATGACGGCCCTGGTTCAGGTTTAAACGCAGATACACTGGATGGATTACAAGCAGTAGATTTTTTAGAAGTAGACGGTAAAGCAGTAGCGGCAGACTTTGCAGACGAAGCCGCGTTAGCTAGAGATTCAAATACAGTCGGCGGCGTTGCACAAACTCAGTTTTATAGAAAAACTGGTGGCGCAGTTAGCGGCTACATTACTTTACATGCTGATCCTACAAGTGACATGCATGCCGCTACAAAACAATATGTAGACGATTTAGTTGCACAAAGTGATCCGCTTTGGGCAGGCGCTACAACATTCAGTAATGTAAAAGCAACTTATGCAAACTATCCTAATGGTACTAGAGTTTCATTTTGGGAAGAAAGAAACTACACAAGACCTGCAAACTCTAATGGTGGTAGTGTAAGTATAAGTGATAGATATAGACGTACAGTCAAAAAGACTGGTGCAAATACTTGGACTAACATCGGAGGTTAATTATGACAGAAATAACAAGAATTACAGCGTTAGCCCAATTTAATAAGTTAAACAATATGTTTACAATGGTGTTAGGAACTGTCCCAGACATGTCCTTGTTAAATCATGACTATTACCTTTACAAAGAAATAGAAATTGATATTGACAACGAAACAGTTGTAGGAACATACGATAATTTTTCTATAGTAAATATACACGAGCAACCTTTAGAAATAAACGAAGATATGCTCAATGAACTTGCTAGGAATAAAATTGTAAAAGAATATCCAATAGAAAAGCAATTAACAATAATTGGCAATACAATAGAGCGTTTAGCCGATGCGGCAGGCGTTGATTCAACTGATATAAAAATTATGAATGATTATATCAACGAAATAAAAAGAGCCAATGCAATACGCAAACAATTCTATGCTAACAGTACAGAATACAATTATAAGAGTACTGAAGAATTAGATGAAATGATTGCTACAAAATATGAAGGTAGTATACAGGCTTATGAAGGACAATTTAGTGATTTATGAGGTTTTTGATAAAGACACAGTAGAATCTGTCTATAAACTCATTGAATCTATCGAAGAGCCTAGGTGGATTAGAAGAACTAAATTACAGCCGGGTAGAGCTATTAATAATTCTACATGTGCTTACGATTATTGTAACCATATGCAAATGAAAAAAGAAATGAAGGAACAATTAAAAGAAATTGCTCCTGTATACGAAGATTTTAAGTTAGCTGATTTAGCAGTTAACAGATATAAAATAGGAGATTATATAGGCCAGCACAAAGACAAACACGATTTTAGAAGAAACTTAGTTATAAGTTTACAAGAAAGCGGAGATGGTCTATATATTGACGAGGAAGATAAATTTGTAGAAGACAAAATAGGACAAGGAGTGCTTATTGAAGGGATAGGACCTATACATTCTGTTCCTCCTGCTAAAAAATTAAGATACTCTTTAGTTTATTTGTACGAGTGAGAAAAATATGCATGAAACACTAGAACAATTAGATAATGCTACTGTAGATTCTTTAATTAATATTAAAGCTGATGTTGCATTTTCTTCTAACAATGTAAGAATAGGCACTAACGGCTTAGACAAGTTAAGTGTATACAGTACATCAAAATGGCATGACTGGTCATTAGAACAAAGGAATAATTTTAAAACTTTGTTAAATGATCATATGTCTACTGCAATAGTTGGTTGGTTTTTAGAATTTCCAGGAAATACAGGATTTTTAGATGAAATGGACTATTGGGTAGATAAGCCAGACTCGGGAACTGTTGTAGCATATTCTTTAGTAAACAACAATTCAATTACAGTTGCAGGACAAACAGTAACTTTGCAAAAAGGCGAAGGTATAAAATTTAGTCTAAAACAAATACACAAAGTTGACATAGCAAGTAGTACAAGAAGCTGGGCTTGTTTGATGCAATTACAATAAATTGAAAATAGGAATAAATACAGTAGTTAATAGGAATCGAACAACATGGCTTACCAAATAGATAGATATAATAAAACATTACTCACTGTAGTTGAAGACGGTACTATCGATCAAACTACCGATTTGAATTTTGTCGGTAAAAACTACGCAGGGTATGGTGAAATACACAATGAAAACTTTTTATTCCTACTAGAAAACTTTGCAGGAGCAAATCCTCCTCCTAGAGCAATAAGTGGACAAATTTGGTTCGATTCTTCCCTAGCTAAATTAAAGTTTTTTGATGGTTCAAAATGGCGAACAACAGGTGGCGCAGAAACTACAGGTACTGCTCCTGCTGGTCTAACAGAAGGCGATTTTTGGTGGGATACAACTAACGAACAGCTATATGCTTATAATGGAACAGATTGGGTTTTAATTGGACCTCAGGATGCTGGCGAAGGCGTTACACAGATGCAATCACGTTCAATACGTGACAACTTAGGAGTTTCGCACAGTATTATTACTTCTGTAGTTAATGATACAGTAGTACATATTATATCTAATGATGCATTTACTATTGATAATACAGATGCTGAAAATGTAATTCCAGGTTTTGACATTGTAAAAAGAGGTATTACTTTAGTTAATACTCAAGCATCGACTGGCGGAACAACAACCTCAGAACATATCTTTTGGGGTACATCATCAAATGCGTTAAAATTAAATGGCATAGATGCAAGTCAATATGTAACATCTATTGTAGGACAGGCTACTATCTTTGAAAATGTAGTTCAGTTTAAAGACGATGGTTTTACTGTAGGTGATTCTAACGACTTACAAGTTTTTGTACCTACAGGAACTGACAACAAAATAGCAATAGCAAACACAATTGGTAATTCAATATTTTTATCAGCTAAGCCAGCCGCAGGAACACTTAAAAATACTGTAAGAATTACACCAGATGCACTTCTTCCAGGTGTTACAAACATAGAAGAAACAGACGAAAACGCATATGTAAGCGAAACAGTTGCTATTGGTAGTGCAAACTTCCCATTTAATGAAATATTTGCAAATAATTTTACTGGACTTGCAGAAAAATCTACAGCATTAGTTGTAAATGGTAATAATAGACAAGGCGATATAGAAGCAAATGCGAATACTATTGCTGTAAGAGATAATTCGGGTGACTTAAAAGCAAACCTATTTATTGGTACAGCACTAACTGCTCGTTATGCTGACTTAGCAGAAAAATATTTAACAGATCAAGAATACCCCGTAGGCACAGCAATGTGTGTTGGCGGTAAACAAGAAGCTACAGCGGCTGGTACTAGTTGTATGTGCATAGGAGTTATTTCAGATAAGCCTGCTTATTTGATGAATGCAGAAGCCGAAGGTCAAATTTTAGGACTAAAAGGTCGTGTTCCGGTGCGTGTTAGTGGACCAGTATCTAAAGGACAACCAGTATATGCCTGGCAAGACGGTGTATGCACAACTATTGCGTCAACAGGATTAGTTGGTATTGCTCTAGAATCTAGTAATGAGGAATCAGAAAAATTAATAGAGTGCGTTTTAAAGGTATAAATAACTACGTACTTAATAAGGAACATAAGATATGGCAGTATTACCGCAGGCAATCATAACAGCGTCAGATTACAATACACTACAAAACCGTATTGAACAAATTTTAGGTACAGGTAGTGCAATCGAAAACACTGGTTATGGACAAACAGTCACTAGCGGACAAGTCGCAGGACCTGGTCCTAGTAGCGACGGAGATATTGTTGATCACGAAAGAATGCAAGAGCTATGGGACGACATGGACCGTGCTTACAAGCATCAAAACGGCTCAAATTTAGGACTAACACAATTAGCTACCGGAGATTTGATAGGAGCCGATGTTTCTACATCCGATCTGCCAGCATTTAGTGATGAAGATGCAGACAATGACGGAAATATTGATTACTCATTAAGTAACATAGATAATACTCAGGGTTTTAATGATTACTTAACAATTATGACTGCCTTAGAAGCAGGCAAGGATACAGTCGCAGTTGCAGAAACAGTGTCAGATGGTGCTATTGTTCCCGGAGGTGATGCAAGAACAACTAGTTTTAATGGTACTATTGATTCAGAATTTACTGTGACTTTTTCTAGTGATGATGCACTACGTCATTTTTTTAATGCCGGTGGACAGATATTAATTGAAGGAACAGTTGAAAACGTAAGCGATACTACAGCAACAAATGATAATGCTGTACTAAGAAATCAAGGTTGGCAGTCAATGATTGAAAATCCCGGTACAATAGCATTTGGTTATAACTATACAACAATTGATGGCCAAAGCACTGGAGTTACTTATCCAGATGGCGCAATAGGCCAAAGGCAATTAACAACAACTTTCCAGACTATTTTTAGAAGAGATGCAAGTGCAAGCACCTATGGTGATAGTTATTGGACAATAGAAGCTAGAATAGAATCATCACTTACAAGACGTTTAAGATTTAAACTAACACTAGTAGATGACGGTCCAGAAAGTAACCTTGATGCTGGTGCAAAAGGAAGTATCGAACCTGGTGTAACTGAGCCAGTGACAGCAAATATTTTGTTTGATTATGGTGCAAGACGTCCTAGATCATTAGATTTTGAAACAGACGGCACTACAAGACGCTTTACTTTGCCGTATCCTACATTCGCAAATCCAAATACTTTCGAATAATTACTTGACATAGTACTGATATTCGTGTATAATATACACAATACAGGAGTATCTTATGGATGAAAAGTTAAAAAATGCTTTAGATTTTTCAAATTATATGGTAACGCTTAATAATCAAAGGCGTATATTGTTAGAACAATTTAAAGAAAACACAAAATACTATTATGGGGGCGGGCAATTTACAATTGAAACGTCATTAATGAGTCATTTGTCTGCATTATCTAATGTAACTAATAATGCAATCTTACTAGATGATAACAGTATTCCAATTCTAGTCGAAGATGTTACAGGTTTTCTTGCAGAAATTGCAAAAAAATATGACGAGAATCTACGTATATATTATCAAGAATATCAAAACATAAAAAATAGCAGAAGTGTAGAGAAACTAGTAGACGATGAGTAAAGGCATCTTAGTGTTTGCCAGAAATAGCAATACATTAAATTATATTTCACAAGCAAAAGACCTTGCTAAACGTGCAAAACAGCATTTAGATTTACCAGTATCTTTGGTAACAGACAAAGAAAGTTGTGAAGATGCAGATTTATCTGCATTTGATAAAGTTATTATCTTAGAAAATACTGTAGATAACAATTTTAAAACACACTATGACGGTTCAGGTACTTCAGTAAAGTCTTTATGGAAGAATAATTCTCGTAGCCTTGCATATGAGCTTACTCCTTACGACGAAACTTTAATGTTAGACACTGACGTTGTAATTTGCAACAATAATTTTTTACAATGTTTTAATCAATCCAATAATTTTTTAATATACAAACAATGTCATAATCTAGTAGACATGACAACAGGTATCGAGTTCGAAAGAATATCAGATATAAGTATAGATTTTTACTGGGCTACATGTGTGTTTTTTAGAAAAGTTTATTCTAACAAAATTTTCTTTGATTTATTAAAACATATACAAGAAAATTATCAACATTATAGAATTACATATTTTATCGAATCATTAAAATTCCGTAATGACTATGCATTTAGTATTGCTATTCATATTATGAATGGATTTCAAGCAGGCGATTTTGCAAAAGAAATGCCCGGAACTTTATATTATATCACAGACAAAAGCATTTTGTATAAAGTGCAAGAAAATAACTTAAAGTTTTTATTAGAAAAGCCAACCTATAAAAATCAATATACTCCATTATCGATAAAAAACGCTAATGTGCATGTAATGAATAAATTTAGTCTACAGAGGTGTATAGATGAGTAATAAAGGATTTGTATTGTATGCCGAAGGTGAGCAATATATACAACAAGCATATCTGTGTGCATTAAGTATAAAAAAATTTAATCAACATATTCCAGTAAGCCTAATTACTAATACTGATGTAGCAAATTACAAGTATATTTTTGATAAAATAATTCCTGTACCTACATACAATGGCGATAATAGTAGATTTAAAACCTATGCTAGACAGTTTATCTATGAACTGTCTCCTTACGAAGAAACAATTTCAATGGATAGTGATGTATTAGTATTGCATAATTTAGATTATTTCTGGCAAGCAATGAATACTGATGTTTATTATTGTGATACTGTCTTTACATATAGGGGCGAGAAAATAAAAGATACGTTTTACAGGAAAGCATTTATTAGTAATAATTTACCTAACGTTTATAACGCATTTTTCTACTTTAAAAAAAGCAAATATTCAAAACAGTTTTATACTACGCAAAAACATATAGCTGATAATTGGCAAGAATACTACAGGATATTCTGCCCTAAGAACATGCCTAAAGAACCTAGCATGGATATCATTACAGCAATTACCCATATTGTATTAGATATTAGACAAAAAAATAACATTATGCCTAATTTAGTACATATGAAACCTGCAATACAAAATTGGGAAAAGTATAGTGATAATTGGTCAACAAGAGTAAGCGTTTTTGTAGATGATGATGCAAATTTAAAAATAGGAAATCATGCTCAACACACTGTTTTTCATTATACAGATAATAGTTTTGTTAATGAGGATATAATTAGGAAGTTCGAAGATGTACAAGGGTAATATTGCACTAGGGTTCGATAAAAAAACTGGTAAAATCAAGCAAATCGGCGCACCTCCTATTGATGCTCCTTCGCAAATACAAGTTCCATATGAAATAGCCGGACCTATCCTTGAAGGTAAAGTATCAAAAAACAATTTTAGGGTAATTTATAATCCTGAAACGAAAAAATTTGAGTTAAAAGAAACAGATTCTATTAATAAAACTACATTTGATATTAATGATTTCCATCATAGCATTCCTTATTCGTATAGTAACAAAGATTGCACTATAGAAAAGGATAATACAACTAAAGTTTGGCGAATTATTCTTTCAGATGAATTGTGTACTAACATGAAAGGCATGTTTGTAGGTGAAACATTAAATTTTAGTGTTACTAAACATGGTGATCTAAACATATTGTATAGATTACTACGTGTAGACATAGAAGAACTATGTGAAACTGGTGTAATTGAGATTCCGTTCACAACTGACGACGAGTGCAATCTTACAAAGTTAAGTATCTATACGCCTAAGCGTTTTAAAGACTACGGATTTAGAGTAAAAAATGAAACTTAGAGTACCAGACTGTGATGTAATATACTTGTCGTATGACGAGCCAAACGCAGAAAAGAATTATGCAGATTTATGCAAAAAAATTCCTTGGGCAAAACGTGTTCATGGTGTTGAAGGTAGTGATGCGGCGCATAAAGCATGTGCAAATATTAGTGAAACTGATAGATTAATTATTGTAGACGGCGACAATATAGTAAATCAAGATTTTATTAATCAAGAATTTGTATTAGGCAATGATTTTAATCCTTACAAAACCGTTATAAGTTTTACTGCAAAAAATAACATCAACGGATTAGTTTATGGCAACGGCGGAATAAAGTGTTGGCCTAAAAGTATAATACTAAACATGAAAACACATGAAAACGCCGCCCCTGATAACCTACAAGCACAGGTAGACTTTTGTTGGGATATAAATTATTATCATTTGCCTGGAACATATAGTACTATTATGAATAATGCTACACCTCAACAAGCCTGGAGAGCAGGATTCCGCGAAGGTGTTAAAATGGCACTAAATGAAGGACAAAAAGTTTCTAAAGAAAGACTAAAAGGTTTACATTGGAAAAACTTGCACAGACTTTATGTATGGTTAATGGTAGGTGCAGACGTAGAAAACGGTAAATGGGCAATATATGGTGCAAGAGAAGGTTTGTACAAAACTATGTGTACAGATTGGAACTTTGTAAATGTGCGTGATTTTAAATGGCTGAATGAATATTGGAATAATAAGGACTTTTCATTCGTAGATAGTCCAATAGAAGATCTTGGATTTCAATTAAAAGAAGAATTAGATTTGCCTATAGCTGTTGAACCATTAGATGAAGATCAAAGCAAGTTCTTTAAAACTGTTTACATTAATCAAGAGCGATCTAGCTACAAAAATATATCTAATAGTTCAAGTATTTCTAATGAAGAATACGATATTGTGTTTATCAGTTACAATGAAGTTAACGCAGACAAAAACTATGAAAATTTAATTAAAAGATTTCCTCGTGCAAAACGTGTTCATGGGATAAAAGGAATCCATCAAGCACATATTGAAGCGGCAAAACAGTGTAGTACAGATATGATATGGATTGTAGATGGAGACGCAGTTATAAATGATGATTTTAATTTTGATTATGTGGTGCCAGCTAAGGAAAAAGATCACGTTCATGTTTGGCGATGTGAAAACAAAGTAAAAGGTTTAGAATATGGCTACGGCGGAGTAAAATTATTTCCAAGGATAGCAACAATAGAAATGGATACATCTAAACCGGATATGACTACAAGTATAAGTAGACATTTTAAAGCGGTAAAAGAAGTTTCTAATAGTACCGAGTTTAATACAGACCCGTTTAGTGCTTGGAAAAGTGGCTTTAGAGAATGTTGCAAATTATCAAGCAAAGTTATAGATAGACAAAAGGATGTCGAAACGGAATTACGTCTAAATATATGGTGTAGTGATAAAGGCAAGGACGAGCCATTTGGTAATTATGTAACTGACGGTGCAAGAGCCGGCAGAAAATACGGTGAAAGTAACAGAGGTGATATTGAAGCTCTCAAAAAAATTAACAACTTTGATTGGTTGAAGGAACAATTTAATGCTAGAAATTCATGAACTGCTAGATAGATATGAGTTGCTGTATCCAAACGACACAAATATATCAAATCTAAGGCGTGCCTATATAGATAAAGACCTTAATAGTATATTTCGTGTCACTAATGCAAATGAAGAACTACGTAAAGCAGTTGTAGAAAAAAATCTACACAGTTTGTTTCGTGTTATTGGAGATGTTACAGTAAAAGGCGAAGCTGATGATTTACGTAAAGCAATATTAGAAAATAATTTACACAGTATTTTTAGACTTGTTGATAATGTAGAATTAAGAAAGGCTGTAATAGGCGAAAATCTTTACAGCATATTTAGATTTATATACGACGAAGATGTTCGTAAACTTGTACTTGAAGATAACATTTGGAAACTGTTTGATATATTTGACAGATTTGTTCAAACTGACTTTACTCAAGCCTTTAAAAGAATTTTAGCAGATAGTATAGAGATAGATAATGATTGTTTTAGTAGAGGACAACTTAAAAGTAAAATATGGTTAGTAGACGAACTTCAAAAAATTAATAGATCACTAGGCACAGTATTTTTATGTGCTGGTTGGTACGGTACACTAGCAACTATGTTGTTTGAAAGTAATTTACATATATCAAAAATTAGAAGTTTTGACATAGATCCTAGTTGTGCCG